ATTTTGAGGCTGTCTAATTGCATCACTAACAGATCGTTCAGCCCATGATTTTAATTGTTCAGGATATCTAGCTTTATCTAATAACTGACCATCAAATTTAATACTGCTTAACTTTGTCACTAAATCATAAGCCGTATTAGGAGATACATTAAGTATATTAAGTTTATTAGGAGCATTGTTATTATAAGTTTCAATAATCTTTTCAGCTATTAATAAGTTATCATATAATGGGGCAGTTTCTTCTGGTGTTAAAGCGCCACTCTTAATAAGCTCTTGGATTTTTTTAGCAAATGCTATTTTAAAGTCAGCACCACCTTCTTCAGCTTTTCCTTCAAGAGGGGAGAGTATTTGCTTTACTTCATTTAATTCAGGAGATTTATCAATAGCTCTTCTAATAGCATTCTCCCCAGCTTCTTGCTGATAATCTGTTAAAGACCTTTGGTCATATTTACTTACTACTCCCATTAATGCATCTCTATCAACTCCAAAAGTATTTAAGCCTCCAAGCATTTTTCTTAGCTTAGATTGTTTCCCTCCATAATATTCTTGAACCTTTCCTGTTTGAAATACATTATTAAAAGTAGCAGAAGTTGTTTCAGTATGAAAGCTATGAGGCTTCTTTGTAAAATACATTGCAGTAAATATATTAGCAGCTATTTCTGGCCCACTATTTCCCATAGCATTTTGAAAAGATTCAGTGCTAAAGCCATCTCTGTTAAATGCCATTATCATTTGCGGAGTATGCATAGCAAGAACGCCTGTAGCCATTCTTGGTAATGAATAAAATACATCTTGAGAAAATTCTTTTGCCCAATAATATGGAGCTTTTGTTAAATATTCTTTTCTTATCTGTCCGAGATATTTCCTCATTAATTTAGTATCTGTATCAGTAGTAGCATCTCTCCACCATTTAACGCCTAATTTTTCAAATTCTTTACCTCTTCCTAAGCTTAAATATCCTCCAGCTATTTCATCCATAGCTGTTAATTGAGCTCTAAGTTCTTTATTAGTATATTTACTTAAAGGCTTCCAGTAAGATTTAGCAGCTGCATGTAGTCCATTAACAAGTCTTTTTCCATGACCTCCAACAGTACCACCTCTTACAAACTGAGCAGCACCCATTGGAGCAAACATTGCAGCATCTAAAAGAGCATTATAAGCCCAATTTTTTCCAACACGAGCAAGATCAAAAGAATAAGGATCATCAAGCCTTTTCATGTCACCATATTCATCTGGAGCAACATTCCACATTGAACGTTGAAATTCTTGTATTCCTGTACGCATTGTGCCTAATACACCACCAATAATAGCATCATAACCCATTGCGCCAGCTAATAAAGTGGCTTTAGGACTATCCTTGAAATAGGGTAGTTTGCTAATACCTGTTGTTATTAATGAGAATGCATCATCAGGATTATTTTTAGTTATGATATCAAAGGTAGATTTTGCAACACCTTCTAATAATTCATCATCAGCTATATTTAAAGTCTTTCCAATATTGCCCTTTAATCCTTCTATCATAGCCTTTTCATACATATCTGAAGCTAATTTTCCTTCTATTCTTCCAATAGCACCTGCTCCTTGAGATAACTTATAAGCATCATCTACGATAGAAGTAGCAACATCATCAGTAACGCTTTTAGATAGATTAATAGTTGCTTGTTTTGTTTTCATCTTGCTTGCTTCTTCTACAAGCTCTTTAGCAGACTTCTTAACAGACGCTTTAATACCCCACCCAGTAGCCTTTCCAACGCCTTTAATCGCACCTTGAGTGAACATCCCTCCTAGCCAAAAGCTTGGTATTTGACCTAATGCTGCACCTGCTGCATAGCCTCCTTTGCCCCAATCAGAAAGCTCTTCGTAAGAACCAGTTTCAGCGCCAAGACCTCCAGCAATCATTTCTTCCCATGTATTAGCAGCATCTCCTTTATATGCTTCACTTATAGCATCAGATACACCTAACATTCCAACAAGGCTTTGATCTGTTAATCCCCATACAAATTGACCTACAGCATCCCAAGCGCTTCCTTCATAATTAGAAACATTTGGTTGAAGCTTTTCTCTTTCTTCTTTTAAATATTGTAAAAATTCTTCTCTTTCGTTATCTATAGGCTCTATTCTATTCATTTAATAATCCCTTTAGGGTTTCTATGTCTGTATAATTTAAAGCTTCATCTATAGCTGTTTTTTGAAGCTTTGTTTCTCTTTCTATAGCTGTATCTAATGATTCTTTTAATTCATCATATTTAGTATCATAGCCTGCCCATTTATCTTTTAAATCCTCTTCATCTCTATAAACAGCTTTTAATTTTGACTGTTCCCTTCCTATCTCAGGCCCGGGGCCAAATCTTTTATTCTCTGTATCATAAGTTAACAATCTATTTTCAACTTTTTCTAATCCTTCATCTTGACCTATATCTGCCCAACCTCCCATTAATTGCATTATAGCTTTACTTGCCGTATTAAGTCCCGGAATTATCATAGGGAACCCTTTATTTTCAATTAAATTGCTAGGACTTAAAGCGCTTAAATGACCAACTCTATCATCAAATTCTTGTCGTAATGTTCTTATATTATCTGTATATGACTTCTTTTGGCTTTCAATAGGCTTAAATTCAGAATGCTTTAAATCCCCTAATGCTCTAAATGCAGCAGTTCCTTTTACTGTATAGCCTTCAGCTTTACGCCTGTACATATGCCTTTTACTAGGAGGTATATCTTCCATCCAAGCATTATTATCTTCCATAAAATCAGAATATTTATAAGTGACTGGATTATTTTTATCTGAAGAATCTATAAATTCTAAGCCTTTAATTTGTTCTCCAAGCTCAGGAGATATTTGAAAAGAGAAGTTTTCAATATATTCCTTATTTGCATCTTGCAAAGTAATATTTCTTAATATTTCAGAATTAGACATATCTTTAGAAAAGTTAAATTGATTACTTAATGTGTCTCCATGTTCAGACATTATATTAGTAATCATAAAGGCATCTACCTTTGTTTTCAAATCAGGAGAAAGTTCAAATATCCTATCTTTATATGGATGAGCTTGAATGTAATCATGCTTATCTTCAAATGTTTCATATTGATTAAGTTCTGAAAAAAACTTCTCTTCTATTTTCTTTAACTTATCCGTCATCATCATCTCCATCTAACAAGCTTTCCCAACTATTTGCATCAGTGAAAGTAGAGGATTGCTTTTGCTCTTCATTTTCATCGTTAATCAAGTTATGGCTAGAATCGTTCTTAGAATTAAATGCTCCCATGATTGTTTTAGAATAGTGATCATTCATATCTTTAGCAAAACTATTAAGCTGCACACCTTGAGGCATACCAAGGTATTTCATAGCAAGCTTATTTAACTCTCTTGCTTTATCATTATCGCCACTTGATATAGCTGCTTGATAGTTTTTAGCTGCCTCTTGAATATAATTATTATATAGACTAAATTCACCACTTAGAGTTTTTGTTCTTACTGCTGTTGTAGGAGCTCCTACATCATGCATCTCCATATAAGCCATAGATAAGTCAAACACATTTGTATCATTAAGAGGTCTTCCTAAAAGCGTTGCAAATTCCGCACCTATTGTTGCTTTAATCTTATTTCTTTCTTGCTTATATTCAGCTATCTGCACTTCATTCTCTTCAATATTTTCTAAGTTAGATTGTAAAGCTCCGTAAGCTTTATAGACAGCATAATCACTTTGCTTTTCAGCGGAGCTTAAAGCCATTCCAAATACCATATTTGCTTCTTCTCTTGCTTTTTGTGTTCTCCTCTCTTCATTTAAGCCTTTATGATATTTAATTTTTTGCCCTGTACTTTCTAAAGCTTTTTCTGTTTTTTGCAAGTTCGCTAATTCTTTCACCATAACACCGGGATTATTTGCAAACATAGCTTCTACAGTAGGACTAGCTGTTCCATACATAGCTTCATATGAAACAATCCCTAGATCTCCCAAATCCCAAGCTTCAGTATCTCCTCCACCTTTATGGCCGAATCCACCTGCCATGATATTTTTAGATCTTTTAATGTCTCCATAGACTAAATCTTCAAGCACGGATATTTTATTTTTTATAGCTTGTGTATTGTCAAGATACATATCCGCCCTAGCTTGATAATTAGTTGCATCTCCTTGATATATTTGTTGTGCAACCTCTAATCCACTTTTTTTATAGCTTTCATCTAAAAGGTCTAATGACCCCACAGCTTCTTGATATTTAGTTTCTAATTTAGTTAAATCGGCTTGAGCCTGTTTATGAGCCATAACATTTTCATTATATAAAGATTTAGATGCCTCAAGTTCAATGCTTTTATTTTTCCAATCTTGTTGCATTTCAAGCTGCAATAATCTAAAAGCCATCTCTTCATCATATCTTCTTTTTGATTCTTTTTCCCGCCTATTGCTTGCTAATATCTCTGTTAGTGTCGACATACTATACCCCTACTTTCTCAAAATCTACATCTATCTTTTCATAATTTACCATATCATATTTACCAGCCTTGAATCTAGCATCATCAGGTACTTCGTCTGACATAGTCCCTTTAAACAAACCATATCCATATTTTTCTGGGTCTTTATATCTAAATGTGTATTTAGTTATACCAGATGGAGATTTACCTACCTTTTTAATATCTTTCTTAAGATCTCTATCACTGGCTCCGGGGGGAGCACCAGATACTACTGAAGCTCCAAACTTAAGACCTTCTACCCCACCTCCTACAATACCACCAGCATAATCCATAAAGCCCATATCAGGATTAGCCGCTATAGTAGATTGATATTCTTTTTCAATTTCACCTTCTCTTACTTCCCGATTAATTCCAGCTGACTCTAAATTAAGATCTGCTGATCTAGTAGCAAAAGCTCTTGTATCTGTCAGTTTTTGCATATTACTTTTGTTTTTTGCTAAAACATCTCCCATCATCTGATCTGCAGCATATTGAGCTCCAGCAGATCCTGCAAATCCAGACTTTGCAGCAGATGCACTTTTTCCTGCCATTAAATTTTTAACAGCTCTAGTATTTGCCATCCCTCCAACTATAGAGCCTTGAGTGAATGCTACATTTGCTTGATCTGTTGCAATATCATGCTTCTCTTCATCTACTGCATATTTTTGATCAGATATAGCTAATTGCTCTCCTTTTAAGGTTGCAGCAGCTCCACGAACCTTCTCATTTTGTTTATCAGCTGAATATGTTTTGGCAGCGCCTACAACAGCACCTACTCCTGCCGTTATAGCTAAAGCCGTACCAACAGAAACTCCTATGAATGTTCCACCTACTAAAGGCATTAAGTTTAATATTTCCTCTATCTCAAGCACATACTGAGATATAGATTCTTGTGCAGTTATATTCCAAAATGAATTTATAACTATATCTTTTAAGTTTATCATAATGACTCCTCTACTTCTTTTTTAAACGCCTCTATCTCGCTTGAATCAAAGGCTTCAAAGTCTTTAGCTATTACTTGCTCTTCAATTTTATTAATATCAGTTTCTTCTGTTGCATGTACTGTAATAAATACACAATCTTCGTGGCAGTAAATAATTCTTTTAGTACCTGCTGGGGTTATTCCTTGATGAGGGGCTTTAAATCTTTTAATACCATCTTCAGTTAATACACTCATCTCTCCTTTCATCAAAAAGAAAGGATGCTTTACTTTATGTATTTTAGTGACAAGTAGTTCCCCTTTTGGATTAAATACTTCTCTAATATAGCATCCATCTGCAAAACTATGTTTTAGTGGATTCCTTTTCTCAGTTTCCTTGCCTATTAAAGCATCAGGTCTCTTTTCCATATTTTCTTGGACTTTCATTATAGAGCTTCTAAACTCTTCTTTAGATTGAGTTAACTGCATTTTTTCTTTTCTTTTCTCTAAAGCTATTTCATATATTTCTTCAAATGCGAATGTATGCTCCAATCCTAATGTATAAGTCCAAAATTCAAATTGAAATTTAGCATAGGATTTCCAATCTTTATCTGGTATTCCATTTATCATTAACCTATATCCTCTAAATCACCTTCATTGAAATCCATCATAGGAAATGTTTCAGGTGTATCAAATTTAAAGCCATAATTTTTTAAGCCCTTGTCAAACTGCTTGTTCTTCATAATTTCGGTTCTTTGCCTATTAAATTCTAACATTTGCATTATATTCGGTTTAGGTAATTTATTCTTTAAATCATATTCTTTACCATTATATTTTGATACATTATTGTTTTGCTCTAATTGCTTTTTATGTTGTTGCAATTCAAGATCTGCTTCATGAGCCTGAAGAGCACTTAGTTTTTTCTGAAATGGATCTGAAACATTAGCTATCCTATTTTTTGTATTTGCATCAAGATTCTTATCTACTGCGTTAGGCCTGCTTATGAAAGTACTTACTGCATCTTCGGTTGGCGACCATCCTTCAGAAAGTATTTTATCATATTCACTTTGATTTCCTCCTTTGAACATAGTAGCATCTCCTCCCTTAAAAACCATTCCTTCATTGCTTCTTCCAAATGATATACTCTTGCTATCCATAGTATTTAAAGGAGAAGTAAGATCCTCTGCACTCCATTTAAAATCAATGCCGCTTTTTTGCTTTTCTAACATTTTCTCTCCATAAGTGCTTTTACCATCAGGAGTAGGCATGCTATATATACCAGTAGTATCTTCACTAATAGTCCTTTTTAAATCACCATATTTCGATATATCTTCAGCTTGATATAATTTATCTCCAATACGAACCTCTCCTGTAGGAGCTCCTTTTAAATCTTTAAATAAACCTCTTTCCCTAGTTTCTGGATTGTAAGTTTCACCGGTTACATCTTCATACCCTTGCTCATAAGAATCCCATTCAGCATCTGCAGAAGCTTTTGCACCAGCATAAGCTCCAGCTAAATCTTGAGCATTATCCCATAAAGATCCAGCAATCTCCCAATTCTTTTCTACTCTTGCTTTTTTTTGTTTTGCTTGGCCTAAACCCTTATATGCACTTGCTAAACTCATATTATCTCCTTAATTTCCTATTGCTATATAAACAAACTTACCAGCTTGCGTTACGGTAGCCCATTCATCAAATCTAAATGTACAGCCAGTTTTACTTTTTGCAGAGATTCCCACCGCACCATCAATATTGGTTGTAGTCTCAAAGCCGGCCAAAACTTTAAAACATTCATTTGGGAACTTTTTTGGAAAAGTTACAGTATGCTCTGAATCATTAGCCCAATCAGCATCACTTGAACTTTGCTCTCCCCATTGTATAATAATTCCATCATCAAATGCTTTATAGCCATTAGAAGCCTGCCCTCCTTTAGATGTGGCAGCCTTTTTATCATTTGCTGGCTCTCCAGTAAATACTATCCACTTGTCATCATCTTTAACATAAAACTTTTCTTTACATAAAATCATATCGCCTAATGTACCTTCCCAATCTTTAGGGATATTATCTTGCTTCTTAATCCTAGCCTGTTTAGCATGACCTAAATTCCTAGCATGTCTGCTCATTGCTGCAGCTGCACCTATACCCGGCATTATCTAACTCCTTTCACTCTAAAAATAATAGTAATATCATTTAATTCAAAAGTAGCTCCTGCAGCTCCTTCAAAATGCATTTGAAAGCTATAACAATTTGAAATTGAAGCAGTTGGCTTTAATTCTGCATGATGCCATTTTGCTGTTGATACATCTGCTAATGGTTTATCAGTATCATTGAAGGTCGCTAAAGTGCCACTACCATCTAAAGAATACTTTACATCTATTTGATCAGCATCTCCCTTATAAGATAGCCTAATTTTATGAATCTTTTTTCTTACAGCAGGCTCCCCCATATCGTAATCTTTAGTTACTATTTTAATAGTACTAGCTACTGAAGTGTCTGTCCATTTTAAAATTTTAGCTTCACTATCTTCATTTACAATTAGCAGATCTCCATTTGCAGGGTCATTAATAAAGGGAGTAGATGTATCTGTGTCATTAACAAGATTTGAAATCTTTGTCCACCCTTGAGTAGTCATGTCATATACATATCCAGCTACAGCATCTCCTTTTATTATAATCTGTCTTTTAAAAGGATTAAATCCTACCCTCTCCCTACTATTCGTACCTATAAAGCTAGACCATGTATCAGATTTTATTTTACGTTTTGTTCCTGATTCTAATATATTATGAACCTTTCCACCATCATAAATATAAGCACCCTTAGTATTTGCCCATGCAAGACCATAATCAGTCCTGCAACAAGCTCCGGGATTACTTACCCCTTTATGTCTATGTTCAGATTCTAAATATTCAGAAGCTCCAGCTACATTAATAATATATAAGCAATTCTTTTTAAATTGCAAAATTCTATCTGCATATTCCATTAAAGCTATAATTTCATCTCCATCATTTATAGCTACATCAATTGTATTAACAGTAGGGAATTTATCAAATTGATTTACTTGTGACTTTATCATCCTATCAGGATAGACTGTTGCTGTGTCATCATTATATGATTTCTTTTGGCTAATATTTCCTAAATAAATTCTTCTATTTGCGAATACTGCACATTTTGCAGATTCTACAGTTATAACGTCATTAGCTGGATGTCCATTTAAAGATTCATATGTTGCAACTCTTGGAGGATTTTCATAATATATACCATTAGTACCAGCATGAAAGCCGCTACCCCCAGTTCTAGAATGAGTATGATGATACCAATAGTGTAGCCCATCTATTCCGGGAGGATTAGTATAATCCTGAAGAGCATATCCTGATCCTTCATCTGTACCATAAGACTTTATACCTTCATCAAACTTCCATTCCATCATGATCCATTTTTGGTCATAACCATCTTCACTACTTGACCAATAAACTCTAAGTCCAGTTATTCTAGGATTTCCTCCACTTGTCTTTGCAAGTGATGTTGCTGTGTTGGTATCTAATGCACCAAAATTATAATTCACTGTATCTATATCATCTGTATGTGTAATTGTAGCACCATTCCATTTTATATTTGGAAAAATATTTAAACCAACCATTTCCCCAGTAGTATTTCCATCAGAATCTGTTGAAGGATTTCCATTTGCAAACTTTATTGAAGCTCTAGCTGCTCCACCATATCTATAGTTTCCACCAACCCTATAATCTGTTTGTGTTGTAGTATTTGGAAGAGTATGTACAGCTCCATCTCTATGAACTATAATGTAGTCTGCATCACCAACAGTGTCAATTGCTCCAATATAACATCCTGAGACTATATCGGTTCCTGTTATTTCTCTACCAACAACTGCATAATATTGAGGAGTCCCTGCTGTTGCGGGAGCAGCAAATGTTATCTTACCTTGATTACCTCCACTACTATCAGCGCTAGGAGTTCCTGTCCATGCTCCATATCTATAAGTTTCCATGCTTCTATACATTTGAAACAATTGAGGATTACTTTCTTGGTTATCATCATATATTGTACTACAAAAAAATTGATATGAAACATCTGTTGTAGGCATCCACCCACCTGTATTGCTTTTATTCTCTTCAAATCCTAAAGCAAATCCCCAATAAATGCCAGATGCAGCAGGTTGTGAAGCTCCAACTTTATCAGCTGGAGATGAAGTAGTAGTAAGATCCAATAAATTTCTCTCATTAGCAAAAGCCCAAGATGCAGAAGTATTATCATGAGGAAGTCCAACTTCAGCATTCTTGCTACAACATATTAAATTAGCTCCTACCATATCTTCTATTTTTTCAATTTCATCTGTTAAACTAACTAATGGAAAAGCTCCAGTTCCATGCCATGAAGTAGGTTGTGGTAATGCAGTTGCAAGAGCCCACTGATTACTTTTAGATCCTCCACTATTATATATATGTCCTTTTCTAGAAGGATGACTGCCTCCAGCAGTTGAATCAGTTCCATAAAGCTTTCCTAATATATGCCCTCTCCATTTAGGAGTTCCTTTTGTACCTGTATGAACAGCGTCCCATATTCGTAATACTCCATCAGTATAAACCATAGTAACTTCATCCATATCAGCTATAGCAAGATCTCCTGTTTCACCATCCTCACCTTTACCTGAAATAGTAGCCCCATCCTGTATAAGATAATATATTTGTCCGGGTGAGGCAGAAGCTCCATCAAGGAGTCCATCAAAATCTGAAGCTACGGCTATAAAGCCTCTACCGTTACCACCTACAGTAGCAGCTGCTGAAGATCCTAATAAGTCATTTGTATGAGCTGTTTGTGCATTACCAAGCAAAACAACCTTACCTCGATCTACTGAAATATTTTCTAAAACGTTACATTGATTGTCGCCAATATCTCTAGGGTCACTATTATTATTAATACCGCCACTAAAGTCTTTTAATTTATATGTTGTTTTAGGCATTCTTTTCCTTCAATTTATTGGGAGAGGTGTACACTACAGTAAGCGAACCGCAAGAACATACGAGCCGAGAGAACCAAGGAGGAGCTGTGCACGTCCTCTCCCAATTATAATTTAACTTAAGCCTTGTTAATTGCATCTTTTAACACTTCTTCAACAGATGAATATAAAGCATCAAGTATCTTGCCTTCAGTCTTTTCAGATATAAAAGGTATATCTACATTATCATTTAAAGCTTTCAATACCTTAGCTTTCATGTCATCATTGAATAGATATTGATTCATTAATGCTTTTACTTCTTCGTTCATTTCTTCTCCTTTATTTTCTTTTTACATTTATTACATGATACGAAATCTCTCGGTTCATGCGCTATTTCATCTAATGCTTTTATTCTTTGTTTTAATCCAAAGACATCTAATTCTAATTCATCAATTCTTTTATCTGCATCATTGGGTTCTTCTACATAAGATAAGATTTTATCAAGCTTAAATTGCTTTGCTAACAACTTTACTACTGCATTTACTACCAGTGCTTGAATCATTATTTAACCTTTCCAATCAATCTTTCTAATATTCCTACAAGAGATGCATAACTAGCTTTAATCTCTTTCACGTCTATAGTATGCTTTTTAAGGGCGTTAATAAGCCCAATAACGATACCTTCCAATCTGCCAAAAGATTCACGCATCTCCCTTTGCAATTCGTTCTGTATGAACTGATTTTGCTTCCATATGAAGTATCCAAATGCCATACACATTGCTACTGGTACTCCGACCCTTTCTATTATCTCTACAAATGTATCCATTATCCTTCAATCAATTCACCCCACAAGGAAGTTTTACCATTTATGATTTGTATTACATGGACTGTAAACAATCCACCCTTATAAAAATCTACTATTGCAAAAGCATGTGCCCAGTTTATACTCCTATTATCAAGCCAATCATTAGCTTTTGGATTCATATCCTTTAAGCAACCAATACTCCATGCTGCTTTTGGGCCGTCCATATGAGTAGCTGTCATATGCTGTAAATCATGCCAATGCCCATACATTATATTGCATCCTAGTTTTCTAAGATGATTTGCTGTGTGATACTGACCACCATATTGATGACCGTGATAAAAATAAAGCTTCCCTAATTTAAGGTGCTTTCCAAATGGATAGTATTTATAACCTCTATCCTTCAGGTTTACAGCATTGGCAAACTTAAACTTTGGTATATAAGGGTACATCTCAACACACATATTAAGCCAGTTATCATGATTACCTTCTGTAAAGTACTTTTCCTTACACTTAACTTTATCAAGAGATTCATCAATCTGATCCATACCTTTATTTACATCTTCTAGATCTTTTGTAAAATCTACAATTAAATATTCCAATGGGGGTTTGCGTTTTCTTTTAAATCTCCAAGCACTAAACGCATGAAACTCTCCTACATCTCCCAGATCAATATATGCATCTGGTTTTACTATCTCAATGGTTCGCTTTACACAATTAATTGCCTTTTGGTCATGTAATGGAAAATGCTTATCCGGTGTAACTATGACTCTTTTAACTACTCCTTTATCAGCCTTCGGCATATTGCTCTCCTTATTCTGTTCTCAATTCCTTCCTTATCTTAATAATAAGATATATAAGTGTAGCTATTCCTACACCTAGTGATACAACCTCTGGAAGCCACCCACTAATAGATAACCACCATCCTCCCATACCTGCTCCTGTTGTCTTTAACGTATCTAACATTTTAAACCTTTTCTATATTTATATAGCCACCATATATATAATCATCTGAAGCCGCAGGAGCAACCTTAACTACTATATAGTTTGTAGGGCCTGCTACCATTTCAGTATCAAAATCATACTCTGTTCCAACGTACCTTATTGGATCGCCAATGCCAGCAGATATCAATCCTATTACAACACATCCTACAACACACGCTTCATAAGCTAACACCCTGTTAGTAGTGTCGGATCCGGCAATTTTAATTCCAGTAGCTTTATAGCCTTGAGGAACTACCACATGTGCATATATTTCCATGTCTGGATGTTCGACTTTAAATTTATACTCAGATCCTACCGCAATATCTACTGCTGCAATATCACTAGCAGTCCTATCATCATTTTTCAAAAAATCGCTAGGAAGTATCTTAATTCGAGTCTGAGATCCATGCCATCCTTTTTCAGTTATCGGAGGATTGCTAATAGTTACTGACATTAGTTAACTGAACATTCTGTTACTGTTAAGTTTTTATAGCCAGTTCCTGCATGTATAGCATTTACAACTCCAATCCATGTATTTGATGTGAACGTCCCGCCTTCAGGATTTAACCTTATGCCTTTATTAGCTACTGCACTATTTTGTAATGAAAGATATATAACTGTATCGCTATCGTTCACTATTATAGAGCTTCTTCTATCAACATTTAACCCCAATACTGCAGTAGTACTTGTTCCTACAGTTACACTCTCTGTTGTAGCTATTGCATTAACCTCAGAAATATGATCTTCGACTTGAAGCCTAAGATTGTCACGAACTCGTGCTTTATAAGTCTTTCCATCTTCCCATACTCCTGCTATTTCTATTTTAGGTTGTGGCATTACATGCTCTCCGTTACATTACTATTTCCACTACTATAGTAAGACTCTTTCTCATTTAATACCATAGAATCTGTTTGCCCTTGTATAATCTTTTGTTTTGGATTATTTTGAGGTTCAGATGCTAATTCGGATACCTCTCCTGCAAGCATTTTGCTATAAAGTTGATCTAAGTGCTTAATTAAAGAATGAGTAAATTTCATTCCTGTAAAGTCATTCGGCACACTAGCTTTAGTTTCTGGCGTATGCTGTGCAGGAGTAGATGCAGGATGAGGCGGTGCTTCTGCCTTTTTTGCATCTATATCTATCTTATAGTAGAGCTGATCTAGTAAATTAGGTCTCATCTATCTATGCTTTCTAGGATATGAACGTCCACCTTTACCTGATTTTTTCATAGGTTTTACTCTTTTCATTATAGCCCCAAGTCCAGCAATACCTATACCTACTTGTGATTTGTCATTTCCTGTTGAATCGTCTCTATCTGACATTTTATTCTCCTTTTATTAAGATTGTTTTTACTTACCTATATATGCTAAAATATATTCTGTTGTTTCATCCATAGTAATTTTATCGAATGCTCCATATACTATATCTCCATCTGATAAATGTACAACAGCACCAGAATAAGCTCCAGTAGTAGATAAATCATCACCTACTACAGAATTTGCTTTTAAACCAGCAGTCCCATCTATAGCTTTAAATGCTACCCAATATTCAATGCCTTTATCTGAAGCTAAGACCTCTGATGTACCTTTTATTAAATGGAAACCATTCTGGCCCAAGAACAAATTACCTGCTTCTTCGCCAGTCCATTCACGTATTCCTTTATGAGCCATTACTGACCTCCTTTTATTAGTTTAACTATACTTCTACCTATACTTGGTTCCTCTAAAGAAACCTTTTCAAATTTTCCATAAATAGTATCTCCATAAGCTAATTGAAAATAATCACCTGTTTCGTTACCATGATTATACACTCCATCAGCTGCTAAAGTTAAATCGTCTGCAACTACAGACTTTGCAATAATTCCTACAGGCGTAGTGCCAGTACCAGTATTTTTTATTGCTATACAATATCCAGTATCTTTTGTAAAAGTTGCCTCTACATAAGTTGGATCTGTAGTTGAAGGGTCTCCTGTAATGATAAGTAATTCTTGACCAGCTCCACATAAAGATAAATTACTACCTTCATCTCCAGCATATTTATAAGTACCTTTTTCAGCCATTATCTAAACTCCTTAAATCCTTGTACAATATTAGGCCCTGTTTTATAAGAAGAAGCACTCTTTTCTATTTGCCTTTTAAATTCTCTCATAAAAAATTCTCTTTTATCCATATCTCCTTCATCTTCAGCTATTTTAGCTTTAACAAAATATACTACAGCATTTGATTGATATCTATTTAAATCAAGCTCAGTCAATTCATCTTGTAGTGCTCCGGATCCGGAAGATGTGCTAGTACCTCCTGCCATTATAGTATAATGCAATTCTAATCCAGCAGTAACTGATGTTAATGGACTTTTATATTCTCCATCATCTTCATCTTTTTCAATTATAGCAATTTTATTTGCTTCATTATAGTATGCATATTTTTTAGAGGCCATATTACGCTACCTTTATAATGATTGGGATTACTGTAGTAATAGTTCCGTCACTTACAGAAAATGACTGAGAATATGAACCTGTACTTAATCCACTTCTGTTTACGGTTAAAGTTATAGAATCTGTTTCATCACTATTTGTACCAGTTAATGCTGAAAATGTAACATTAGAAGTCGCACTAGAGTCTATAGTCCAATTATAAGTAGATTCTCCGGAGTTAGAAATAGAAAGAGTTTTTTCAGTTTCTGTTGTCTCAAATGTAAATGATAAGGGACTTAGAGTCATTACAGCTGCACCTATTGTCATATTTACAGGTATTGTAGCGCTACCGCCATTACTTGTAATTGAAATAGAGCCTGTATAGCTTCCTGCTGTGTCAGCTTTGCTATACGTAGCAGTAACAGTATCTACATCTGTCTTAGATTCTCCAGACAAAGGGGAAAGTGTTAGCCATGTGTCAGTTGTCGAAACATTCCATGTCAATGCTTTATATGCAGCCGCATCTGAGTCAGAGTTAGATATAGTAAATGTTTGAGAAGTTATACCAGCTATAGCTGTTAAAGAAGATACATTAACAGATAATGTTGGATCTGCTTCATCTATTATTACTGGCTTATAAATACTTCTTGGAACAGATCTTAACAATCCGTCATCATTATTATGATCCTTTACCCTAATATCAAGAAGCTTAATAGCTTCTGATGGAATAGCATAATATCTCTGATCTTTAACTAAATCAATTTGAGATGTATTAGTATGGGTCTCACTTATTAAAGCCATTTCAGTAAGAGCGTCTTTAATATAAGATAGGGCACGACCTGTTTGAGTCATGCCCACTCTTTCCATTATTTCCTTAATTAGCATCAGTTTCGCCTGTAGCTTTAGCATGGAGTTGTTTTAATACTCCTAAAGCTCCAGTTGCCTGAGTTCTTAATTCTCTTGCCCTAACTTCTGCATTGCTATATTCAGTTAATTGACCTTCCATATCTTTTATAGCTTGCTCTAATTCAGATATAGCTAAACTTGAATTTAGTTTTTCAACGTCTAACTTAGGTGTTGTGGTTGTTTCTTCTGTTGTTTTTGCTTTCGCCATTCTATTCTCCTTGGTTTATTATTTTTTCTCTAGAGCTTCAACTTTTGCTGACAACTCTTGTACTGCTTTTACTAAATTTGAAAATAAAATCAATGTACCTCTACGACCCCAATTAGTCTGTATAATTTCAACTTCATCGCCTTTTTTATATGTTTTTCCATCATAATCTACATTATCTTTTTTGACTGTATGCTTTACAGATTCTAATATATCAGGAAAAACTTCTCCTAATTCTTGTGCTACAAAGCCCATTTGAGTCTTTTTTTGCCAATCCTTTATTTTATGATTTTGAAAACTTTGATCTAAAAACTCATCTGTATACTTAAATGTTCTTGGTTTTATAGCATTTATTTTAGCCAAAGACCCAGTAAGGTCAGCAATATCTTTTTTTACTCTTCTATCCGAAGTAGTACCAGCAGCGTTTCCTGTGAACTGTATCCCACCAGAGCCATCTCCTTGAAATTCATCAAGTGTAGCATGTGCATCATCAAATTCTAAATAAGCATTGTCTGTTGTAGGATCACCATTATGATTAATCATTAGAGTCATGCATTTTGAATCATTATCCCCTGTACTATTCGCTACTTTTAATACATTATTACTAGCTTGGCTGTATTGAATATGAACTGGATGAGCTGGCGCACTTACAGCACTACCCATTCCGATTCTACCATCTCTTAATGTCATGTATCTAGCTGAGGTGCCATCTGTTGTAACGTGAAGAGACATAACAGCACTATGTTTAGCTGCTTCAGAATAGTCTTCTGTCTTACCAACTATTATATTCGCTGAATTTTTTTGACGTGCATCTGCAGACATTCTAATTTTAACTGTATCATCAGTATCATTAGTGCTATTGCTATTTGTTAACATCAAGCCTGTCATTTCACCATCTACACCCTTATTAATTTCTAATCCATCAGCATCTATATCGGCTGTTCCAATACCAACCTTTCCTCCCCCAATGTACATAGTGTCATCATCAGTACCGGCTACAAAAGTTCTAAATATAAGAGCGCCATCTTCACTTCCATCGCTCGCATCTTTTATTCTAGCAAATATATCAGCATAACTAATCTTCTCAGGAGTACCTGCATCATTATTTCCAACAAAATTTAAATGACCTATATAATCATTGTCTGCTGGGGATGAACTATTCCTATAAAATCTTAAATCAGGAGCAGTATCTGCACTTGCGGATGTACTTTCTAAAAACAATATAGGATTTGTGTCGCTATCATTATCGTCTTTAAGATGTAGAAGACCTTCTGGGTCTGTAGTACCCATACCTATATCACCATTTTCTCTAATACACATCTTGGTTCCCATAGAAGTACTATTATCTTGCTTAGTATCAAAGTCTATCCTACCACCATATTTTGTTGCAGTAGTGCCGTCTGTTAAAAACTGTATTCTTGCAGGTTTTCTATGATCAGCATGCTGTTCAGGTAGATATGTAGTAATTTGCCCAAGAGCAAGATTATCAGCATCATTACTTGGACAATGAAATTCTAATATTCCAGTAGATGTTGCTGTAGCTGATGAAATTCCTGCAAGAGTTAAAACAGTATGCTCTCCAGCATAACTTCCAGAATTTGCAGAACTAAGGCCTAAAGCTGTATTTCCTGATTTATCAACTAAAAACTTCATAAGTTGATCTGCATTCTGAATAGCTAATAAATGTGAATCACATTTTACTTGCCCAAAATCTGTATCATTATCTGGTAATGTTGTAGGATCAGAATCTACTGTAAATTCATTAGTCCCATTAATAGAATCTATTGTAAATATTTCTTCTGCACCAGACAAGCCTGTAGGCATTCCCACTGAATCTCCTAATAAAAGTCCATGATTATCAGATTGAATAATCCTTACAGCTTCTGCTTTACCTCCACTACCATAAGTAGTATAGCCGGAAGAGTCAACGCCATCTAATGAAAAATTGGTAGCATCAATATATGTGATTGTTGTAGTCCCAATAGAATTTAATTCAGTCATACCTACAACGCTATTAATATTTACTCTATCACCTGTTGAAAATCCATGTCCCCCACCTCCAGCACCAACAGTTATTACACAAGGATTAGCTTTACTTGCTCCAGTTATACTTGCAGTTTGATATCCAGAAGTGGAATCAGAAAGGTTCACGCTTAAATTTCCTCGTATTGAAAGATCTCCTAGAGCTGTTCCTGAATGCTTGTCTATTGCAACGTTAGCTGTAAATACAGCTGTACCAGAAGCTATCTTTCCTTCTACTGAAGTTTCTAAAGCCTGTAAAGCTTGTTTAGTGTTTTGATTATCAGCAATAGTAGAGCCTGTAAATGTTCCTAAATGATCTGAAGCTGCACCTACACCACTTAAAGTTGTTAAATGATCTATATCGAGATCTGCCTTTGTAGGCATTGCCATAGGAGTAAAAGTGTGAACAGCAGTAGGAGCATTGTAAGATAAAGTAGCTGCAGCGCCTCCTGCAGAAAATGAAGCTGTACTAGCAGTAGTTACTGATGGAAGTTGGTCTATCCATTTAGAACTTCCCGCATCATACATTAGCATTTCACCATCAGCAGCACCGGCTATAGTAACATCACCTATATCACCTATTGCGGCTGTTGCTGGAGACTGCCAAGTAGCGTCTCCTCTTAAAAATTTTGCTGTATCGCCAGTAGTAGGGGCAGGTACCAACCCATGAACACCCGGATCATTTGCTCCACTAGTAACATCCATTTGAGTATTTGCATGCCAACCCTCACCTCTGATTGTTCCGTCAACATCAAGCTTAACTGTTCCATCTGTTGGAGCTCCGCCACCAACTGAGACTTGATCTCCACCAGTAGTAAGATATACATAGTTAGAACCATGCAATGTCCAGCCAGCAGCTGAAGACGTTCCGGGTACAGCAGTTAATGTTACCCAAGAACCAGCCTTATAGCCCATAAAATCGCCACCTGCATATTTGATAGCTCCATTTGCTGTAGCTCCAGCACTAGCTTCTGCATCACCAATAACTATTGCACCTGCAACTTCTAATTTTTCATCTGTTGGATCTGCCACACCGATACCAACCCTACCGGTTTGGGCAAAGGTAACCCTTACATCGCCATCATCTTTCAATAATAATTTATCAGATGCATCACCATCATTATATAATTGCCATTTAGTAGTACCATTTTCTACAAGTTTTAATCCTGCTTCAGAATCATTTGCTGAATCTATAGCTATATAGGCATTTCCTGAAGGAGTAGTAACCTCTAATTGATCTGATGGAGTTGCAGTATTTATACCTACTTTATTATCATAAGATGAAGGGTTTGCAACTAATACGTTTGTATCAACTACTAATTTAAGAGCATTTGCTGTTCCTGTTAAAGTTGCATCTGTACCTGCATAGTTAGTTACTCCAGAGATTGATCCACCATTTATAGCATTTCCTGAAATTGAATCATTAGGGAATGAAGTAGAGCCTGTTATAGTCAATCCATTAAATGCTCCTGTAGCTGCAGAATTTGCTCCTATTGGAGTTCCATCAATCGCTCCACCATTTATATCTACTGTTGTTATAGTAGCATTTGTAAAGCTTCCTGTTGAAGGGGTTACAGAACCTATTGCTGTGCCATCAATATTACCACCATCAATATTTACCGTATCAGCTTCTAAAGAGTCAACATAAGCAGTTCCATCAATATATATATTATTCCACTCTTTTGTAGAAGAGCCTAGATTATATGTACCATCATCATCAGGAATAATACTAGAGTCAATACTAGCTCCTAATACTAACTTATCAGAGGTAGCATCTCCTATAGTAATTGTTCCGCCATTAAAGGTAGATGTTCCAGTTACAACTAAATTACCACCAACATTTACATTTGAAGTGGTAGTTATAACGCCATTAACTGTAACAAGATTTGAAGATAGTTTTATTAAATCTGTATCTGAAGTAGTACCTATAGTTCCAGTTTCAGATATGCGAAGTTTTACACATTCGATATCCCCTGCGCTGGATCCAAAAGCTCTAACATCTAAAGATGCATTTGGAGCTACAGATGTACCTGCAATTAGTACTCTTTCTTTATTAAAAAATATTGGGTAAGGATCTCCTACTCCTGTTGATATACTATAAGGTGCAGCATTATACTCTCCAAGAGTTGAATCGTCTGCATTTACTCGTAATAAATAAATGTATGTATCTGCTATTGTTTTCCCTGTTAATGACTGTGCCATCTTATCTCCCTAGTAATTAAATAACTTTTGCTGAAGGTCTTGCCTGTGCAACCTTCTGTTCGTCCATTATTGCTGTTTTAACTGATTGCTCTGGCGTAGTCATAGCAATAAAGTATCCATTATATTCTTGAGCGATTACAGAATACTGCTCTTGTAGCCATTGATATTCAGTTGAAACTTTAGTTACACTATTTCCATAATTTTGAATTTCGGCACTAAATCGTCCCATTTTCATTTGGAAATCTCCCATTGCAGCTTCTAAAGTTTTAGCTGCATTTGTAATATTTAAATTTGTTGATTGGGTCATCTTCTGTATTGCAGCACCTGTTGATTGAGTCATTTTTGCCACTGCTGCATTAGTTGCTGCAGTCATCTTAGCAGTAGCTGCTGAAGTTTTACTTGTTACACTTGCTGCTTTAATACTAGCATCATTTGATGCATTTGCAATACTTGCTTGAGTTGAAAGCTGTGCATCTTGTATTGTTGCCTGCATATTGGCAGAGGCACTTGATACTTCCGCATTAAATGCTGAAATATAAGAATTAATTTTTCCTAATTGAACTTGCGCTAATTCGCTATCTTCTTCATTTTCTATAATCTTTGATAATGTATCCCACCATGTTCTATAATCTACACTTGTAGTTCCAAACGTACCAGTTTCAACATCTGTAAGATCAGCACCAGATCCTTCTAGTGAAGGCTTTGTATAATCAGATGCAGTACTAGCAGTTCCGTCTGATGGGGCTGCGCTTACATCTTCTCCAGTATAGCCATGCAATACATCTGCTTGAGGATCTACAGCAACTCCTATTGCATCTCCTAATGACGCAGCAGAATAAGAAATCGTTACAGCATCTGGTGCAGTTGGAACTGCAGGGATAGTCTTTGCACTAACTAAATTCCTAATAACCCTCATAGCTGCATATTTAGCTATTAAATGAGCATATTGTATTGGAAATTTCTCCAATCCTTTTGTAGTTTCTATACCATCTTCATAAACTGTTACTGTTTCTGGAGTAAACGTATGTTGAACTATAGGATATTCTACAAAAGTAACATTCATAGAAGTTCCTCCTGAAGGAGTAGGAGTAGTATTTATCATACCATTTCTCATAAACCATCCAGCATTATATAAAGTTCTATATTTTAAACTTTGAGAATTATAAGCTTCATTTGCTTCGTTATGATCAATACGATCACAAGGATAATTAGTTGCTACCCAATTACTATCTATTCCATTCCATTCATAATCAGTAGAATCTTCTCCTGCAGAAGGCTTTACATCTTCCCATAATGTAGTTCCTAAACCTAAAGTTACCGACAATATCTCAGTAGATACATCGGCAACAGGCATTCCAGTAGCTGCAGCTGTAACCTTATTATCAGCAAACTGCATTGCTTTCTCAGGTCTTATTGCTATAATCCTAGAAACTACTTCACGTGCGCCATCCGTTAAATATTGATTTAGTGCGTCATTTTTAGTAACAGCGACACCAACTAAATCTTCTACTTGTTCTCCAAATGTAAGAGTACTACTTATCCAATCAGCCATTCATTATCCTCTAAGGTGCCCACCCTCTCTAGAAGAGACCCCACATCTCAATAGAGAGGGCGAGCGATTTTAGTTATTAGTTGCTATTAAGCGTCAACGTCAGAGGCTATTGCACTTCCAACACCATCAGCGTCAGAATCGCCTTCAACTATACCACGAACAAACCATTTAGCATCTCCAATACATGTAATTTCACACCATGTACCGGGGCCACCGCCTGTATTAGCAACGTTGTCATCGAAAGTCAATTTACAGCTATCAGCAGCAAACTGTGCTATTGTATTAACAGCAGCAGCAGCGCAAAATAAAAGACCTCCAAGAAACATGTCACCAGTAGTATCAGTAGTATCTGCAGTAGTTATAGTTATCGCATCAGTCTCAGCAGCACTCCATACAAAAGTGTATGTAACTCCTATATTTGCAGTATTTGCAGCTGGAAGAACAAAATCAACTGCTCCTCCTGATCCAATATGCCATATAGTTCCACTTTCTTCAGCAGTTAGCGTCTTACTTACAGCTTCTTGAACCCTCACTCCGTTAGGAGCTACTTGATCTAAAGCCTTACCTTGACCATTTTGATTATATTGAGGTATCGCCATGATTATTCTCCTTATACCCAGAGAGCGTGAGTTTCTGGACAGCACCATTCCATTCCCGCTTCTGTTAAGATTTGATCTACTCTACGATCGACCCCAGAGTTCTCTAAAGTCTGAACTCCTACGTAGATTCCTGTGTCTCTATTAAGACCATTACCAACTAGTGGACGATAAGCACAATATTTCATATTGATACCAATCATTTTAATGTTAGTGCCGTCAAGATGAATATTACGTGCAACATTCATATCGCCATAAATAGTTGATATAGTTGTAATATCTATGCCAAACACTTTCTTTTTACCAGACATTGCGAAATGCGCTTGAGCATTTCCACCATCATGTCCTGCAACTGGAGTAGCAGTACCACCCGGAACAACCATGCCAATATTATTAGCAAAATATCCAGATAATTTATGTAACCAGTTATAAACTGCTGTAGAACAGAAGAATACAGTTGAAGTTGCATTATTATATCTTGGATCTAGTAGGTTGGACATGTCATCAAGAAATGAATCTTGAGATTTAGTTGTAATGTCTAAAGCAAAAGAATTGCCATATGTTGAAATAAAGTCAACAGCACCTTGAGTTGTATTAGCAGTACTATTTTGAGATCCAAATAGTAATGATTGCTCAATGTCCCATTTATGTTCAATTAACTTTTCTTTCCAAATACGTGCCCATTCATTGCCTTCGTATTTTAATACAGTTGCACGGTCAGTATTATTCATAACTGCAGATGTTTTAAAGATCTGAGTTTGACCATGTCCTGTACTATATGGCTGATCTTGCCAAGTTTCTGGATAACCAGATCCTTGAGCATGAGCAGTACCAACTACGTAGCATTTGTATGGCTCAAGAGCTTCTTGACCTAAAGCTGCTGTACTAGCAGCTATAGCACCTGTACCTAAAATTGAATTAGAATCAGGATCCATATATTCAGCAGCTCCACCACCACTAACTGTACGTACACAAGTAGCATTTACTATTGCATAGTTAGCTTGAGATGCTAAATCAACTGAATTTACTTTCCATAATTCATAATCAGTTGGAGTTCCATTAGTAGTACCAGTATTCATTTTGAATATTTGGCCCGGAATGAAAAACTTAGGTTGAGTACCAGTTGACCCAGCAGCATACTTTAAAGTTTGACCAACTATATTTTGCAAATTACCTTCGCTATTATAGTCAGTAAAGAATTTAAAAGTATATACACTAGAGTCTGCTACAGCTGTATGTGTTGCATCATCAGTATCTGTTGTAGGTGCTGAAACTGCTGAAGCACTAAAAGCTAAGCAATATGCGTACCTTTTTGTGTAAGATGAACGCTTTTCAGTAAATTTAAACTGAGGATCATCTGTCGGTTTCTTTGAAACCATGCTTACGAAACGAAAGAAAGGATCTTGTGCTAAGCTTAATTCTGATACTTTATCGCCAAAGTTATACTTTCTGCGAAGAGCGCCAGTATTAAGGCTAGTCGTACTCCCACTTCTTCCATCCGTATCTTGGCTGGAAAGACTCCCAGTCAAGCCGTTTAGAATATCAGACATTTGTCTATCTCCTTAATTAATTAAGTTCGGATAGACTATAAATTTTTAGCCTAACCGAACAGGTTGTCTACACCACCATCAAGGCCTTTTAGAACATCAAACACTTCATCGTCTGCTGTTCTCTCTTTACCTTGACTGTTCGCTCCCGATGCGGAAGTAGGCATATTTCGGACATTCTTCATTTGATTTAACATTTCTTTTTTAGTCGAATTTGCAACATTTTCATTATTTTGATTTCTATTAATAATATAATTAACATCATCAAGAGTCATTATATGTTGTTGCGCTTTTTCTTTAAAGGCTCCAAATTCTTCTTCTGACATATTATGACGAGTCATAAATTCTTTCTCTTCAGATATTCTGGCTTTTGCATTTTGGATCTCTTGAGCTCTTTTCTTTTCAGCATTAAGCATCTGTCCAACTCTACCTTGAACCATTCTATCAACATGAGCGTTCATTAATTTCGCACTATCAGAATCAGGATCTGTTATATCGTTGGCGTCAAAAACAAAGTTTTCATCAAGACCTAATTGATCTTGAATAGACTTTGCAGGTTGCCCACCATTTTTTAAGTAATCCCTAACATGATCTACCAATCCACTATCGTTCTTCATTGCCTCTAGAACTGGTACAAAAGGTTCGACACTTTTGTATTGTTCAGACAATCGAACGGCTTCTCTACTTGAGTCTTCATATCTTTTCTTCCAATCCGTGCCGTTATCAGATGGAAGATCCACATTCTCGGAGCCAACGCTTTGTGTTTCATGGGTTACCTGTTCGGAGCCACTTATTTCTTGTTGGGTTACCTCAGCGGTATCATCTATGATACTACCATTGACTTGATTTTCTAGCTCATTAAAAAAAGTCTCAGAGCCTTCGACAGCACTTGTCTCTGCAGATTCAAAAGAATCTTCAGCCATGCCGATCTCAGGGTTGCCTTGACTTTGATTATCTTCTGCCATATTTTCTCCTTATTTGGGTTTAAGTCAATGTGGATAGCTTAAGAATTATTATCTTTAGCATCCAAACTATTTTTTGCAGACTGTAACATATTGGCCGCTTGCTGCTTCTGAGACTCTAGATTATTAGCCATTACATTCCGCAATAATTTCTGTTTTCCTTCAGTCTCAATATACTGTTTACCCATTTGAGACTTAACTTCTTCTTTCTTTTTATTTATTTCTACATCAGCTTGCATTACTTTTTGTTTGATACCAGCTTGTACCAGCTGTCTTTCAAGTGTTTCAATAGTACCTTCCTTATCCTTAATAGCTTCGGATAATTGTTGTACTTGTCCTTGTAATTGTGAGTAAAGCGATTTTCTTTTGACAATGTTTTCCTTGTTTTTAATATCTGTTTCTGCTAAGACAGCTATATCATCTACGATTCCAAGCTGCATTAATTGTTTTAATTCTTCAAGATATGCCCATCTATTAACAGGCAAAGTTGAACCTTGAACTATTCTTACATCATATTTAATAGAAGCAATATCCATAGACTTTCCTATAGCTTCTCCTAAATCATTATAAACTGGAATATTTATTTCCCGATCAGTTCCCTCCTGTATACTTGAAGGCTGAATTAATCTAAATCTTTTATAGGCGCTATAAGTTGCTTGAGAAAATTGTAAGATAACTTTTCCTAGCAATCTTAATCCGGGCTCTATAGAGGTATTCATCCATTGTTTTATACGCCTAGTTCCATACTCATCTAAAGCTAACATACCTCTGTACGTCTCTCCCGCTTGAGAACTATCTCCCATCATAGAGCTATAAATTCCTGCAAGGTATTCCATGTCGCCCTTACCTTCTGAAACTATTTGAAAGAATGCATTAGCTAAAGGAGCTGGCATAACTGGAGTTGGTCTTTCTACCCCCGGCCTTATTGGCAAGAGAGCGCCCGGACTAGAAGAATATTTCTCCCATAATTCGGCATCAATAGATCCTTCTTCATACATCCATCTTAATGATGAACCTAGAGAAGCATTGTGAACCATTACTTGATGTGCTTTATTTATTTCTTGTTGCTTACCAACTAAAGGTGATACAGCTGACATAGGGAAAGGAGTTCCTGTCCATTTATAATGAAATGGTACTAATGGATACTCTGTTATGCTATCCGGAAGGATAGACTCGTATAGCAGCTTATCACCTGCAACGCAAGTTTGCTTTATTCTAGAAGAATAAAACTGAACCTGATCTACTACATTTTTTGCAATTTGAGGATCCTTCATTAAGATATTAAATTCTTTTTCAGTGATTATTTTATTTTCAATCTTAGAAGCTTCTGCCTGCAGCTTACTCATACACTCTCTTCTAAATACTTCTAATTGCTGCTGTGATTCTTCTTGAGCCTTTCTCATTTCAAGTTCAAATCTCTCAGGCAACATATTTCCAGATTGTACAGCTTCTTGCATTTGACGCTGCTTCTCTAAAAGTTCAACCTTACTCTCTTCCTGCATTTCTTTTACCATCACATCACATTGTTGCTGTAGTTGTTTTAATGTAGCAGGATCAGGAGGTATTCTATAAAATAAACTAATATATGACATTTTAATTTTTTCATATACTTCAAAAAATTCTACTAATTGGTCTAATTCTCCTTTAGGAGATATAGCCAAATTACCATCTTCATTATCATTATATGTAAATAATTTCTGATCATCATCGCCAGTAGCTCTAACTGAGTAATTAATTTGAGATTGTTCATCACTGCTTGAAGAAGAAATCTTACGTTTATGATCTGGGAATATTTTCATTAAATGATTCTTAGGCAAGACTTTTCTTATCATTATATATGCTGCATCACGAAATAACATGTCACGAGATTTTGGATCTATATAAATATCAAAAGGTTCAGGTTGCTGTATTACAACTTCGCCTAATCCATTATCAGCATCTTTATCTACAGTAACTAGTAGATAGCCTATTCCTTTTGTAACGCAATCATTAACAGCATTTGAATATAGCGTAGATCCCTCAGAATTATGCCATACATAATCTGCTAAATCTGAAAATACAGCTGCAACATCTACATCACTACCTTCTACAGCTATTGCCTGCCATCTTGGATTTTTAGCAGTAGCATAAAAATTCAACATTTCTACAACAGGCAATATCCTATTAATTGTAAATGTAGGCATACCTTGTTCTTCTAAGGCATCTTTATTTTCACGGCTTAACTGTTCATCATGTGCAAACTCATAGCCCTTTTGATTTATTTTCATCCATTGACGCCTTGTAGCGCTGTCTGCTAAATGATACAGTTGTCGTATCTGCGTTACTTTTTTGTTTATCTTTGCCATCTTTACAATCCCCTTTCGGTAAGTGAATGTGATCTATATCACAAATTTTAGGACAGGCGTAGTTTCCCTGTGGGCAATCATCAGTGATATAATCACCATACTTAACTGTCCCTAAAATTAATAATCCAAATAACATATTCCATAACACAATTCATTGCTTATTGCTCCTTGCATGGAATATTAACCTCTCTTTTATTTTCGTGTTCTTCTAAACTTTCTTTTATTTCATCTGATGTGGGCTCGTCTATAAGTAAACCAAAATCCTTAAATAACCATTCGGTTAATAATTCTGCCATAATTTCCTTAACACTTTTCTTCATCACCTTAAACCACCACCTCCACGTTTTCTGCTTCTATTTTGTTTTCCTCTTTTGCGACTAGCATAGATTTCTAATTCCGAAAATTCGGCATTCTGAAATTGTAATTCCAAAAATTCGGGATTTTGAAACATACTACATAATAATAAAATTTTAATCATGCTGATATCCAATTCTTTGCTTTTGGTTTCTTTTTATACCATCCATCTTTAGATTCATGCATTCCTTGTGGGGGATGTGCATACTTACATGCATATGCTAAAGCATCAATAGTATCATCATGTGCCATACGTGGGCCAAATGTCATTATCTCTCTATGTAAATCATATTGAGTTTTCTTTATATGAACCTGACCTACGGCAAATCTTTGTGCGAGGATCTCTTGTATTCTGTCTCTTTTAGACATTCTATTTCCGGGCTTCTCTTCTTTGAATGGAATAATAAACTCATTCCTTCTTCTCATTTCAGCCCTTATTGCTTGGAAGATTGGTTTAGACATAGTAGTATCTTCAATTGTAAACAATGTCGGCTTATAAAATTTAGCATATTCAAACACATAATCTACAATACCTTTTTTTTCCGTTCCCGGAACACCAAGTACTGGTAAAGTCCTATTTCTTATATAGTCTAATATATAAATATTATTATCTGGAGTAACAGCCACAGCAATAAGAACACTATAATCGGAGTTCCTACGAGCCGAATCTGTTGCAGGATCCACTCCAACAAAAATATTGCAAGGCTTAGGATCGTCCCCATCAGGTATAACATATGTAAGCCCGGTTTCTTCATCTTTAACAAATTGACCATCCCAGTATTTAATATGATCTCTATTAAAGATTGAATCTTCTTCACTTTGAACCTCCATCATATATTCTTGGTAAAATTTTTGAGGAGTCCCACTATCTGCATAAAACTTTTTCTTACGAGCCATTTCTTTATGACCAAACCATGAAGGCCACAATACCTCGCCATCTTCCATTAAAGCTTTATAGGTAATCACTTTCCACGAATAATCTTCCTTTTCTTTTAAAGAATGCTCATACCCAACAAGTATCTTTTGAATAAAGCTATCATAATGAACAGGAGTTCCATTAATTCTTAGTCGTCCTGTTTTTGGTTCGAGGGCAGGAAAGACAACAGCGGTAACAAGATTGGATATCTTCGAGCGGCTTTCAGGAGTAATAGTATTGTTTTCATCTTCAAAATCATCCAATACAATAAGGTCATACCTTTTATGAAGCTTGGCGCCACCACGAATACCACTAAGATTACTCTTTGAAATAAGTTTCGTACCGTTTTTAAGTTCGATATCATCTTCTGTCCACTTCCTTCCTTTTAAATCTCCAAAATAATATTTTATTTTTTCATTAAACTCTATATGATATTTTATATAATCTAAATTAGGAACAGATATTTTAGAACTTGCAGCAACCCATCCATAAAATAAAGGCTCTTTTGAAAATACAAAATCATGTAAAATATTGCATTTAGTAAGTACAGTTTTACCATGCCCTCTAGGCAGTATAACTGCAAGCTGTCTATGGTCTGGGTCTGCTAAAGCATCTGCTACTTCATAATGAAAAAAGGGAGTTTCTGAACGCATAAAATCGTCTGGTAAAAATAATTTACCAAATGCTATGAGGTCTTTATAAGCTAACCTCAATTCTTCTTCAGCGTTTGATACGTTTTGGCTGTTTATATTTGCCATTTCTATTGCTCTCTAGTACCTTTTTCCAATATTCATTATTAAAGTAATCTCTTATTTTCTGTGCCGGAGTGCGTTTCATTTTCTAATTTCAAAGTGAGGAAAGTCATCAAACTTATTATCCTGCACTTGGAAATCTTGATCCCAATCTCCACCCCATCTTAAATCAATACCCATTGACTTAGCAATCCCAAGAACAAACCCAGCAAAAAGGGTTTGACGCTCTCTGTCTTTCCAGTCAACAGGATATGGTGTAACATCAACGGCATTAGAAGGATTACTGTTATGACGACCTTTAGGATATTTAACCTTTGTCTTTCCTTCTTCATATAACTTATTTTGCCTTTCTTTACTTCTATGTCCTTCTAAAACAGAACAGTCAACATGCTTTATTACTTCATTAAATATTTTCTGCAATCTTTCATCACATGTTGCCAATCTCTGTCTTGAACTTCTTCCAAATTTAGGCATTACTTATTCCTTTATCTCTTTAAATAATTCTTCATTTAAGCCTGCCCCAATTGGAGCGGCCATCCATAGTTTATCAACCGCATAATCTATACCTTTTTTATCAAAAAACTTACTCTCTGCTGATTTCAAATCTTTTAATAACATTTTTTCCCCAAATGTTAATTTGGCCTTATTTTGTAAATCCCTTATTTGCGACATTCTAGCTGATATTTCTAAAGGCTGTAAAGCATACTCATCCCAATGCCCCGGTTTGCCTTTTGGTATTTTTTGGCCAACATTAGGATCGGTTATCTTAAATCCTTTTTTTAGATAAGGCTTTATTTTCTCCATATATCCAAGTTCCCATCTACTATCAGCCCCATCAAGCTTATTAACAAGCCATTGCATATCATTCTTATGCACTCCATACTGCTTTGCTATATGATCAAGTTCTGCTCCCGTTCTATGGCTAGCAGTCCCTAATTGCCCTATATGTGTTGCTTCGTGAACTGCAGTTGATGTCTGCATTGGTTTATTTAATAGCTTTGGCCGAATCCTAATAGACGGATTTCTACCAGTGTTAGCTTGGCCTCGTAGATGCCAATCATCCCATCTTTCAAGTGGAGACATCTTATAAGTTTTTGCCCCAGCTATTCTATTCTTAATGAGATTTTCCCAAGCTTTATATAAATTCATTTTAGCTTTAGCAGGAGCATTTTTTACTATATCGCCACCTTCTACAGTATCTAAAAATCTATCAAATCCTTTTAAAGAATGAATGTTTTTTCTGGCAGATTCCCTAGCATAATCTAAAGAAGATTGAATAGATTTAGTAGGCTTTGTATCTGCAAGCCAATCCTTTAATTTAGTTGGAATCTTCTGCCATACTTTTGATTCTATAGAAGTTTTCCAATTCCTTTTAGATCCGGGAAGTAGTTTAAGAATAGCTTTTAAAGATCCTTTTGTAGCCGCCATAGGCCCAGAAGCTAAATCGGGCATAGCTCCTCCATGAGCAATTACATTTCCTTCATCATCGAATATTTCTCCTCCGCCACCCTGTAAAAACTCTATTACCTTCCCAATATCTCTATATGTGTCTTGAAGGTTTTCAGAGGGTAATTTTCCAGTAGGAGGTGTTATATTCTTTTGCTGCCAAGCAGAAGTCTTGTCAGATCCAGCTACGTAATTAAAGACTAAATCATCTTCTAATGCTCGTATCTTATCTGAGGCCATTATATACTCCTTATTATATGTAATATTATACTACTATACGCAATAAGCTTCCAAAAAGCAACCTTTTTAGAATCTAAAGCTATAGCCTCTATTAGTATTGATTTCATTCTATTTCCTTTGGCCTTTCAGCCGCTTCTAATTTATCAGGGGTAAAACCTTGAAACATAGCTCCAGTAACTGTGGTAACTTGGGTTTTGTTTTTATCCTCCATGTCTAGGATGTCTGCTAACTTAAACAAGGCCTTTAGCTTGGTGTCGTCCTTGGTGCAAGAGTCGATTACCTCCTTAATGTTGGTGAGTACATAGTTTTCATTTAACCCTAAAGCTTCCATATATGGTTTTAACTCTTCTTTCATAGCACTCCTTACTCTTGCAGTTTTGATAAGTTGTCCCGCACGTATTCCTGCATAGTGCGGATTATTTGTAGGAAAAGCTTTGAGATACGCTTTACGAGCATCCATGCCCCCTGCCAAATATTGAACAAATACTTCTTCACGTGTGGATAAACCTTCTCTATCATCCAGTCTCTGATTCCTTTCAATGTCGCCTCCTATTGAATATATATTAGTTCGTTTAGATGTATCCATCTTTGTCTTGTCTGAAACTATAAAGGTTCCTGTACATGTACCAATATAGTCCAATTCTCTGACCTTACCTTTAGGTTTAGTCATAGTTCCTTTACGTATAATTTGAATAACACAGCCATCATCTGCTAATACCCAATCTGAGAGGGCGCACTCCCGCCACTCCCGCAAATAATGTATATCTGTAGGTACCTCATCTTCAGAATCAAATACTGTGTGTTGTACTTTATTAACGATATAATGTCTCATTTATTTCTCTCCGGATCCCCCAAGGGATTCGGTTGATTTATGCAATTCCCAGAATATCTGCCTCTTCTAAATAAGGCAATATTTCATCTGGAAGCTCCACAACTTCATCTCCAGTATCGAGCCAAACACGATCCATTTCAGTATTTTGAAGAGTGTCTATCTCCTCCGTCTTCTTCTCTTCGTAATCTATAATTAACTTATACTTTTTCATACCAGCCTCCACTTTTAGATAGAGCAAGCCCCTGAGCGCCAGAGGCACTTTTTTGGATCTTTAACTCAAAACTTCACTTAAGACCAGTTATTTTCTCCCATATCCTAAGCTTATATTTAAGCAATTTTTATCGACTATTGGGGACAAATCAGTCTACTATTTTGAAGACCTACAACCCAACTTCTGACCCACCTAGCAGAACTTACTCAAGTGTACTATTTGGGTGATAGTTTTTAACTGTCGATATGCAAATATACTATAATAATAAATTAACAACAAAACTATTTAGTTAAATTTGAGACATGGTAAGGAGGTTTTGAAAATTATAGCATTTTAGTGTGTGGTGTTTTATATAATGGGTACCCCTTAACAGGGGATTTTAGTTATCACTTTTACGTTATTTTTGATTTGATTTTTTTTGTTATTTTTAGAGTTAATTATTAATAATATAAGGAAACAAATTATGTCAACAAGATTGAGCACTGGTAGAGAATGGAATAATCGTATCAAGGTAGATGGTGGTGAAGAAGCTCCAATGTTAGATCCTAAGCATCCAATACAGGCAGCTGTGATGGGTAGAGTAGTAAGGGATATCAACAATGGTAACTTTGATAGCATTGGTAACTTGCAAGTAACAGCTAAAGCATTTAATGTTAAAGGCAATGAAAGCAAGGTAGTTATTGGAAGGGAGACTGTAACCTTCATGCAAGATAATAATAAAACTATACATGAAGTTACAGATGCAGATCTAGTTAAAGTATATCTAGATAATGGAATGACGATAATCAAGACAGAAACTAGAGATATTATGGGCTGATAAGGCATAGTAAGGAGGGTAGTTTATTCTATCCTCCTTATGTAAATTAAATTAATATATTGATAGGTATTATAGGCTTACTTAAACCCTAATTATGCCTGACGTACACATAGTATCTTATACCAACTTATACCAAACAATACTTTAAGAAGGACGATGATCCTTCAACGTTTGTAGCTTGTACGTTATACAATCCTATATGCGAACTGCATAGAACAAGTTAGAAGAGACCTCTACCTGATGAATCCATGAGTACGAGGATATGTCTCTTTGAAATACTTGCAGTGGTCTATCTTGAATAGTTTGTAAAGAATAGAGACAACCTTCGGGGGAACTATACTTTATCACTGTAGGTATAAATAATTAATTCATACTTAATATGGAGGTCAGCAATGACTAAAGAAATAAAGATAATAACTATTAATAGTAAGATATCTGAGCTAGATGATGTTAAGACTGAAATACATAAATTTAAAGATAGTAAAGAGCATCCTTGGACTAAAGCAGGTAAGATGTCAATAGGTCAGTTTCTTAGACACGGATATAAAATAAGAGCTTTTGGTAGAGCTAAATATCGAAGAGTTATTAGAGCTGCAGTATTTAGTGAATTTATTGATTATGATTCAAGAGAGCTAATACTAGATAAAGTATTATAATTTTTTGAGAGGGTTAATACCCTACGACCTGATATGGTGGTCTATAGTGGAGTAATGAACCACGTTGTACTTAGTACTGGGCTACCTTATCAAATATACTGAGCGGGCGAGTGAAATGGCTTACACACTTGGCTCATAACCAAGAGATAGTAGGGTTCGACTCCCTATGCCCGCATCCAATTAAGATAGTCTTAGTATAGCTCTAATATGAGAATACTAGTTCGATAACAGGTTAGTAACAATAAGACAATCTCTAGAGGTCTGTGAAAACTGCGAGTTATCTATTAATTATATTAGATCATGTGCAAATCATGACGCTATCTTATTATAGTTACATAGTTCCATTGTAGGTACGAAATCAAAGCAACAACTTTGTAAGAGGTAAAAATGTAAGGAGAGCAACCTAGTAGTCGGCAGGCAAATGGAAGTGAACCTTATATGATGCTTAACCTTCCTTCACCTCTACTATGTATAAAATTTCAGTGGGGCGAACCAGCATAGATACTGCAGTAATCTATAGATGTTCGATAAAATAGCTAGAGTTAAACTATTCAATTGAAAGAGACAACTGGAATAATACAATATGCTGAACTCTGTTGTATTGTGAAGTATGTCTTGGCCAATCCTATAGGCTAAATAAAAATGCATACTCAATATGCTACCCCTTCAATTTATGATGTTATAGGCTAAAAATAGTCTGTAATAGCTTGTTGGAGAGAACCTCAGCTTATTAAATAGCTTGGAGGCGTCCTAGGAGCTGGAACATCGTGTAGAGACTTAGTGGTTGACCCAATGTCATCCCGACCACATAAGTCCTAGTTGTATGATCACTATTAACATAAGGAGAATAGCAATGACGACTGATATTAAAAGATGGGTAGTTTATGTAAATCTTGCATTACTATCAGCTGCAGCTTGGTATTGTATAGCTGAAGTGTTTTTATCATTTGTTTGGAAATCAATATGGCATTAATAAAATAAGGAGACATTTATGAACAGTTTGGACATATTACTATATACAATATTGGCAGCTGGTACATTATATGGATTCTGGATTATTTTACATATTGTATGGTTTGCAGTCATAGAGATCTATCATAAGATAGATGATGAAATCAGATATTATAAAGGACGCAGACGTATTAAATAATAATTAAGAGAGTGGTTTGAATTGGGGTCTACCAGCTGACGTGCACTAAAACGCAAGGCGAAGCTATTAGTAGTCAACGGTGTTGAAGACTGCTCTCTTATCAGACGCAAGCTGTTTGGGGCCATAATATGATAGTTGATCACTATTATATTACCCTAATCTAGAAACCTGTGAATAGGAGTGGATGAAGACCCTTACAGGTACAAAGATAGACATTGTAGTCGCAGTAGGCAGGGTTAAGAGCTCGCTTAACATTCAAATGAATGGCTGAAGTGTAATCGACATCAATGGTAGGATCCGATAAAATTAGACAGACTAGTCTTTTCCGATCGCTAAGTATACTCTAATCCATTTCTCATGGTAGTATACACTCTCAATTGGCTATGATAGCCTTATACAATGTACTTATAAGTATTAGTATAGTATGACAATATAAAGAGAGGGCGTGATATTATAGAGACGGTACCCTTGGAGGTAATAGTTAAATCCTCCCTAGACACACAATATTTCACCAACAATCATCAACATAAGGAAAATAACAAAATGACAATTCAAACATTAATAAATAAATCTATCTTAAAACCAGATCCTGTTAGAGATAATATGGATGGTACTTATAGTATTAAAATAAAAGCTAATAAAAAGAATGCAGTAAGATCTACTCAATGGAATAAATATGCCATATCACATTGTGATGTCTGTGGAAATACTTGCCCTAAAAGACTTGACTCTAAGCCATCAAGAACATATTGTACTTTAATATGTCATAGTAAAATGCAACGTGAAATGAATAGACGTTCAAAATACCAAGATAATGATGGTTGGAGGACTAAAGACTCATATCATGGATATATGGTAAAAAGAATATGGGATAATCCTTTTTTTACACAAGGTGAATGGGCAACTCAACATAGATATAATATGGCAATGCTTTTAGGAAGAAAGTTATTAAAAAGTGAAGTAGTACATCATATTGACATGAATAAAAGAAATAATAATATTAATAATTTGTGGTTATGTAATTCTAGTCAACATCAAATAGCCCATATGTCATTTAATATGTTATGTGCTGAAGCTATGAGCAGGCCAGTTCAATTTAAATTTAATATAGAAACAGGTAAATATTATCTAATCAACAAGGAGAAAAACAATGACAGCAACAAAAAAGAGACTAGGTAGGCCTCGTAAAACAACTACTACTAAAGTTACTAAACGTGTAACTAAAACAGGAACATATAACAATATGCATGAAATAGCTTCAGATGTAAATGTCGTAATAAAATCTTTAATCACACAAGATGGAAGATTTACACCACAAGAAGCTTCTGCTATTAGTAAATTATATGGAAATCAATTATCATTAGCAAAGCTTGAATTAGATCATGCTAGAATAAGTACCGCTAAAACAACAACTACTAAAGATATATTGTCTTTAGGAAATTAAGCTCCTGTTAGTATGAAAAAGGGGGGAGTATTGTTGGCTTCCCCCTAATATTTAGGAGATATTATGAATAAAAAATGTACTAAATGTAATTCTATTAAAGATATAAATTCTTTTTATAAATGTAAAAGTAAGAAAGATGGATTTCAATCTAACTGTAAAGAATGTCATAATGCTGCTACAAATAGATGGAGGAGTAATAATCCAGAAAAATATCAAAATTATGAAAGAACTAGACATTATACTAAGGCTCAAAAAAAGAGAAATCAAAATTATGCTAAAAAAAGACGTGTTAATATGAATGATTCATATATACGTGAATTAATAGGTAAAAAAGATAATATTAGAAGTAAAGATATAACACAAGAATTAATAAAAGCTTGGAGAATAAATCTTCAACTTAAGAGATTATTGAGAAAGAAATCTTAAGTTTTGCCATAACTTACGCATGGTCGACCCTGTTATGGCATAAATTTCACTAACAATCACTAACATAAGGAGTAAAAAATGACTCTTCCAAAACTTGAAGATATGTATGTTTCAGAACATACTGAAGAAATGTATGCACAAATAATTGCTGAAGAAGATATAAAGGAGATATATGGAGAGGACGCTATCGTATGAAAAAGAATATACACACCCCGGTAACATATATTTTCAGTATGTTGGTGACATAACCGAGGATGGTGCTATGACGCTACAACAAAAAGCTGGGTATCATCCTGCTGGTTATGGATTTTATGGTTTTATTGTATTAAATGGTATAGCAAGATGGTATTGTAGCAATAATTGTGATTAGCCTATGAGTTATGCTACTCTAAAAAGCAGACAAGATCCTACAAGGTTAGGACGATCAGGAAGGGGAAGGTTGGAACACTGGATACCGAGAAACGAAGTGTCTTCCCCTTTTAAATTTTAATAGGAGGTTATATGACTATATTAAGTAATTGTTGTACTGCTTTTCCTGAAGGAGAAGTAGAAGAAGTCTTAAATGACATAATAGGTACATGTTCTAATTGTCATGAAGGTGCAATGTTCATTGAAATGGCCGATCTGTTAGAGAATCTAAATGAAGAAATTGATGATGATATAGAGGCTAAAACTATAGGAACTGAAAATGGGAAAGGTTAAAGAACTGTATTTACAACATAAGTTAGAAAATCCAGAATTATATAATGGACATATGGAAGCAGATATGGAATTATATGATTATTACAAGAAAAATAAACTAAGAATGAGAGCATACAAAAAAAGGAAAAAAAATGTCAAAAGAAAGTCAAAAAGAACAAAAACCAGTAGTTAAGTATACAAAATATCAACAAGGAGATGTTGTTATGTATAGATTAGAAGATTCTAATCAATTTGAAAAATATAAATCATATTCAAATTATGCTAAGTATATTGGAAAGACCAATGAAAATGCTATACTTGCATTTGGAGAAGTAACTGGACATACTCATAGAGTTGAAATGTCTAAAATGTTAGAAAATGCAGGTATTAAACTACATATGGAAAATGGTAGACATGCAGGAAAAGATGTTCCTAGAGCATTTGAAGTTACAGGGTCAGAAGTTGAATTAGAGCATGAAGAACATGATACTGTTACATTACCTCCGGGTAAATATGTAGTAAAGATTGTACGTGAATTTAACCATATAACAAGGAGAGCACAATATGTCGCAGATTAATTTTGATAATTTTTCAAATGATACAATAGATAATAGCCGTGTTGAATATCTTATAAAACATGGAAAGCCTAAAGATATTGTATTCTTTAAAGGCGAAACAGGTGATAGATATACTATATATTTATTCATCAAAAAGACCATAAAACAAACTGATATATATACTGTTTGGAACACATACGCTCATAGTACTGATAAAGGTAATTATGTAGGTAGTATTACATCAGACTTTATTTTACATGCTACTGGTGAAAAAACTTGGTCTAGTTGGAAAGGAGCTGCTGGAGAACTTGTAAAGCAATTAATGAGACAAGGACTATGTCCTATAAAAGATGATAAAAAATTTACAATAAAATTCTGTAGATCATCATATTTTATAAAAACTCATGATAAAAATGAATGTACTCCTTGGCTTGGAATGAAAATAGATCTTAAATCTGGATTGTTAGTAAATAAGCCTACTAAAGAAGCTAAACAGATATATAATACAGCTAAAGAACAAGATAAAGCTCAACGTAAACGTAATTATATAGCAAATAAAGAAAATAAAGCTGCACTTAGAAGGTATAATTTAGCTGGCGGTGATACTCAATTCCAAACTAGAGAATGGATAGATGGAAAAATGGTAGACAAAATAGATCCTACTATAGAAACAATGGATTGGTCTAAAGTTCCCATAGATGATGTATTCAGACATCGTAATGCTACATTAAGAAGTAATATAATAGAGCATTATGGAATGAATGCTATACTTGAAACATTAGAGCATGAAGTAATAGATGAAGATACTATTGATGGACGTAAATATAAACTACTTAATGTTACCATTCCTGATTTCTCTAATAATTCTCCTGATTCAGATTCATATAAAGGTTTGTATTTAGAAATGATTAATCCTTCTACAGGAGAAAGTCATTTTGAAGGTGTACCTAATGTGCAAACTGATGGTGGATGGGGGAATGGCTTTATAACAGAACCTACTGTAAAATGTGCTTTAACTTGGAGAGATAATGATATTTCTGTACAAGTAGAAGGATGGGATAGTGCAAAGTTACATAATAGTTCTACTTATGTCAAACCTATAGTTCTTAAATAAGGAGAGTATATGGCAGAAATAAAAACATATGATGTACTTATATCATATCCAATTAAAGTTGGAGCTGAAAGTGAAGAACATGTTAAGGAAATAATAATGTCTAATGAACTTTTACGTAATGCTTCAGACTTAACACTTCATATAACGGAGGTAAAAGATGAAAAATAATCAAACTGATTTCATAGCTGATAGATTTTCAATTATAGACAAAGAATGCGATGAAGGCATTATAGCTGTAAGAGAAAAAGCATCTGTTCAGGTTGATAGACAGAAAAAAGTAGTTAAAATGCATGACTATTCTTATACCTTTGATGAAATAATAGCTGTTGCAGAGAAACTTAAGAGACTGGATTCAACTAATTTGACTTTCAGTTGATGGAGGAATGTGGGGGAAGTGACTAGAGTATATAGTTTAAGCCTATAGCTTTCTTCCCCCATTTTATCCTTGTAAATGTGACGCAAGACACATTATATTTACCGATGGTTAGTGAGTCAAGTTTGGAAGATATAGTTATTAAATCTTATCTTGAATTATATTTACGTTCATTAAATGAATCACGTTCACATAGGTTTATAACTATTATCAAGAACAGGATGTTAGAGCTTATTAAGCGTAAGCAGCTGAGAAACCAAAACAAATAAAATAATAAAATAAGGAGATATTATGGAAGAACCAGTTTCCAATGGGGACACTGCCCCACAAATCGACTCCAATGAACTATGGAAATCTGAAGAAATAGATAAACTTGCAAAAGCTTTATCATTAGCTCAAAAAGAAATTAAAGGAGCTGAAAAGAAATCAACTAATCCTTTCTTTAACTCTGGATATGCAGATTTACATACGGTAATAGAGTCATCTTTTCCACATTTAACCAAATATGGACTATCAGTCATTCAAGGTAATGATGGAAGGCCCGGAGAATTTTATATAACTACAATGTTATTACATGAATCTGGTCAATGGATTAAATCTAGATTGAAAATGCCAATAGAAAAAGCTACTGCTCAAGCTATTGGATCTACTATAACATATGGAAGAAGATATGGTCTTTCAGCTATGGTAGGTATATCACAATATGATGATGATGGTAATGCTGCTTCTAATAGAGGTGGTTTAACACAAAAACATAGTGCAAGTCTTAACAATAAACAAGGAGTAAAATAATGGCTGTAAAAACAATGTCTGCTAATAGTGGTGGAGATGGTAAATTTAATGAAGGTTGGCATGAATTAACTATTTCTAAAGCATCTTATGGAATATATAAAGGTGGTGGTGGTGAAAAAAGATATATAAGTCTTGAATTTGATGGATATCCTGATAATATGGATTTACGTATCTATGAAGTAAGCAATAAAACTACTGGTGAGGAATTTAAAATTGCTAATTTATTTAAGCATGCAAATGCTGGAATAATTGGAGTTCTTAAAGACCCAACAGGTAAAAAGCCTGTAATTCAATATGATGATGATGAAAGTGGTTTAATTAATAAAAAAGTTAATGTCCTCTTTTATAAAGAAAGAAAGACTGGTAACGGATATACACGTATGTTTGATAGTATTGCGCCTGTTGAGCAAGAAGGAGAACATCTTTCTTATACTGCAGATCAAGTAAAAGCTATACAAACCTCTATAGAGAAAAATTTAACAAAAATGTTAGATTCTTCTACTAATAATAGTTTCGGTACTACTACATTAGATGCTGAAACTACAGTTGCTGGAGATGCTACAATTCCTTTCTAAATAGGACAATCTATAAAGGGGGGAGAAAAAGCTTTGTAAGCCTTGGCGAACTCCCTCCTTTAGTAATTTAGGAGATACTATGGCTAAAAAAGTACCTAAAGAAATAGCTAATGAATTATATAAAGCTATAAATAGACTTGAATATGCTACAGAATTATTGAAAATGTGGGTAGAGTATATGGATAGTGACTTAAGTGAAGCAGAAAGAGTATTAGTAAATAAATCAAAAGAATTTTTAGGAGATAATACATGAGTTATTATAATACTACTGCAGAAACAGGCAATATATTAGATAATGCTTGGGTTAAAACTGCAAATCAAGATGAATTAGTTTTATCAATTTTTATTAAGAATAGAACTGTTGTATTCACACCACATGAAATACAAAGTATCCTTCGTGATGATTATGAAAAATTATTCCCAATAACGTCTGTTAGAAGGTCTATAAATACATTAACTAAAAGAGAAGCTTTAGAAAAGACTACAACTAAAAGAAAAGGTGGCTGGGGAAGAAGTAATTATTGTTGGAAATATAAGGAGTAATATGAATATATATGAAATAGTAAATCTATGGTATGAAACACAACATGGACATTATCTTAAATGTAGAAAAGCTCAAATTAAATTTTCTGAAGAAATGCATAAATTACACGAAGCCATGAATCAACAACAAACTCATGGAGATGAACCTATTTAAGGAGAAAGAATGATAAAAGAATACGCATTTGGGTTATCAAATAGACATCATTTTGGTGATGTTTCTGATGTTGAGAAGTGGACTGGTATGGCGCAAGATACTTTTATGTCCCTATGGGATTATGATGGTCACGTAGTTGACTATGTTAAAGAAAAGAAAACACTTGCCTCATATGATGGAATGTTATATATGCCAGATGAATTTCTTCTCGATGTTGATGGTGAGAATCCTGATAGAGCTAAACAAAAAGCTATCGGTCTTACTATATTATTAGATGATTTATGTATACCTTATAGGATCTATTTCTCTGGAACTGGTTTTCATTTAGGAATACCGGGACAGGCATTTAGATGGAAACCTTCACCTGATTTACATCTTAAAGTTAAAGATGAACTACAGGATAAAGGTATATATGAATATGCAGATGTATCTGTATCTGATAAAACAAGATTAATTAGAGTAGTTAATACTTTAAATAGTAAATCTAAACTTTATAAAATACCTTTAGAGCATGCTGAATTACATAAAACAATAACTGAAATACAATCACTAGCAAAAACGCAAAGATCTACATATAAGTGGACTACATTAGAATGTGAGCCTGTATTTGATGTATTAAAACGTAAATCTAAAGCAAGTGATAAAGAATTTGAAACCGTAACACTTGGTAGGACTCCAGATCCTATCTGGTATCCATGTATACAAACTATGATGAGTGGAACCGGGCAAGGCTCTAGACATCAAATAGCTTTACGTATAGCTGCATTTCTTAGATGGAGATATCCTGAACATATTGTTCGATTAATTATGGAAGATTGGAGACAAAGAGTTGATTTGTCTAAACATCCTTTTACTAAATCTGAAATGGATAAAATAGTTACTGATTGTTATGATGGTCATAATGGTAATGGTTATAATTATGGATGTACTGATGTTCATATGGACAATCATTGTCAATCAACTTGTAGACTATATAAAGCTAAAAAGTCTCAAAACTTAATGGATGCTAAATCTATGGAAAAAGAACTTGTTGAATTTCTAACAAGAGATCATGATCCTATAGATATAGGCAAGTTTTATGGACAAACATTTCCTATCTATCCGGGCGAGGTTGTAATACTACAAGCTCCACCTAAATCTATGAAAACAATGTTATTACAGAATTGGGTTAATAAGCTGAAAAGACCAACATATTTTATAGAAATGGAAATGTCTCCACGTCAAATGTGGATGAGATTTGTTATGATGGAAAAAGGTTGGAATGAAGAGGAGCTAAAAGCACATTATAAACAATATGCTAATGGTATATCTCAAGATTTTGACTGGCTTACAATAGATTATAATAGTTGTTATGCTCATGAGTTAAATAAACGTATTATGATGCTACCATATAAACCGGAAATAATAGTAGTAGATCATATGGGATTATTTAGATCTCAAAAGTCTGACAATAATATGAAAGTAGAAGAAGTATCTCAAGCTTTAATGGAGCTTGCAATTCAGAACAATGTAGTAGTATTTGCTGTATCTGAAATAACAAAACAAGCTTTTCATGAAGGTATGGACATAACTTCAGCAAAAGGATCATTTAGAATTGGATATAATGCTAATAAAGTCCTCTCTCTCACTCCTTATAAGGATGATGATAATCTGATTAAATATTTAAAAATTCAGTGCACAGCTAATAGAGAGAAAGAAGGATTAAATTTAGAATTAAATGTAAATGGAGCGACAATAGGATGAAAGAAATACAAATAACTAAATGGCTAGATCCTGAAGATGAAACTTGGTATAACGGTACATATATTACTACTTGCGAATGGTTAATGATTGAAAAAGATCGACTTGAAAAAATAACTAAAAAGCGAGTAGTAATACGTACTGATGGCAATGGTGCTAAAGCAATATTTAGGGAGAAAATTAAATGAACTCAAGAAATTATAGTGATAAATTAGCAGATCATGAAGATTGGAAAGATGGTATGAATGCTTTTAGAGAAAAAATATTAAAAGAAATAACAGAAATCTACCAATCAATAGCAGAAATAAAAAGTTTAGCTTTAAAATTAGCTGAATATGCAGAAATAAATACTGAAATTAGAAAAACGGAGATGACTAATGACCTTAAATAATGAAGAAATAATTGCATTAACTAATATTATTAATTATCTAGATGAAGCTGAAATAAAGCATTATGAAGAATGTATTGCAAGTGGTGAAGAAGCCAGTTGTCATATTTGGCATTCAATTAAAACATTAACACTTAAACTAAAACATGAAAGTATGAAGGAGACCCCATGAACCCTTATTTACCAATAAGAAAAGTGCCATTAGATTATAATGGTATTCATTCATCTGCATATTCTGTTCAAACTGACAGAGGTGAAGAAGGATGGAAAGAAGCAGGAGTAGTAGGTAAAAGCTATATGCTATTATCTAATGAAGAAGTAAAGCAAGCAGCAACTCAAGTAGCTGAAGAATGTAATATAGAATTTGTACATGATAAGACTTTCTTTAATGGAAAGCAATATATATATTCTATGAGATCTCCTAAAGTTCTAGGAGAAGTAGAAAAAGGAGATGATGTTGCTCTTGGTATGCAATTTTGGAATAGCTATGATGGTAGTAAATCATTTGGATATTCATTAATGCTTTATAGATTAGTATGTACTAATGGAATGATGAGTAAAGATTTCTTTAATACATATAGATTTAAGCATGAGCCTACATCTGAGAATTGGGATGAAAATCTAGAACAAACTGTAGCTAATATTAATAGTATGTCTAATGGTGGTTTAAAAATAGAAGAGTTTATACATAATCTTAGAGAGCTTAATAAGTTAGAGATTACTATGGATGAACTAGGGAATGTTAGACATAATTATTTACAAGATATTCCTGTAGGACTATGGGGACAAATTGTAGATAGATTTACAAAAACAAATAAAGAAGATCATAGTGGTTGGGATCTGCTTAATGCTGGTACAGATATACTCTGGCATAAAGAGAATCCAACAGTAGCATCTTACAATCAAAATCAATTAATAGTTGATGGTCTTTGTAAGGCTGTAGCATAATGAAATTGACTATACAGAGGGAGCATCGTTAAGATGGCTTGTGGAGATAACCCCTGATGACTGTAGTACTACAGTGTACTGGTGAAAGATGAGGATGGGATCATCATATCATAGGTTTGTGGTGGACTGGGTTGAAATGCACCAGTCATGTACGTATAGTCAACATATTTATAAGGGGGTACGCTTCTATTATGTCTAACCTAATTGATGAGCATAGTGTATTTATCCACACTAACCACATAGCTACCCCCTTATGAAACAATTACAAGAAATATTAAAAAGAGTATTGAGAGAAAATGTAGAACTCAAGAAACAAATTAAAACTCTTGAGACAATTCTACGTAACTATATACCAATAATAGGGAGAAAAAATAAGCGATGAAAATATGTGTAATTAAAATGGACAAAAGAGGGAGAATGTCTCTTCCTGCTAGCTTTTTAAGAGCTAATAATCTTAAAAGAGATTCATTTGTTAGTGTATTGCCTGTATCAGGAAGAGCTGATGCAATAAAACTAGAATTTGAATTGGAAGGAAATAATAAATGAAATATGAATGCGCAGATACATACATACAAATGGAACAAAAATATCCTGAAATGATAAGTGAGTTTGAGCATATAACTCATGACATGTTGCAACTATTTTGCATGAAACAGTCTGATTATGGCCCTAAAAACATAGGAATGGGTGATATAGTGGTAGACACTAACGATAAGGTGAAACGCTCTTTAACAGGTCTTTCTGTGCGAATGAACGATAAAATCCAAAGAATGCTTAATTTAATGCTTAACAATAAAGAACCTTTAAATGAAAGTATTGAAGATACATTGATAGATATAGCTAACTATGCTGTAATGTCTTTAATTGTACAAAGAAAGCTTTGGGGGAAATAATGGATACAATTAAAGGATATTGTAAGTATTGCGATAAACCTAATGGCTTTATAAATAAAAAAGGTAGGAGTAAACATTGGGGAATGGCTTGTACAGGTTGCAGAGGAACTTTAACAAGATGGTTTAATTCTAAAAAACATACTTTGGAAGAGTTGTTATCTGCAAAATATAACAATAAAACTCATAAATGGGATATTCCTAGTGTACGGAGTAAATGCAAAATTATCTAAACAATATTTTAAATGTCATATGTGCCATATTGCTAAATTACAAGATGTGTATATATGGGGTAGTTTTGCTATACCTCCTGAACATTCATATGAAGAATATAGAATATGTAAAAAGTGCGCTATTAGAGAACAAGGTAAGCGTACAAAACTAGAAGATATAATAGATGAAAGGACAGAACAATGGCTGAAAAAACAAAGTCAAAGCAAATAGTAGTAGAAAATCCACCACCTCCTAAAAAGAAACCATCTCAAAAAGATGATGTCAAATATATTGGTAATGAAATGGTTAAGTTAAGTGATAGAATTAATGAAATTGAATTATCAATGGAGTCTATAAGACAAGATCTTAAAAGAGTAATGAATAGGATGGGCCTATGAGTGGTGCTTTATTACAAGAAAACTTTGAGAAAGCTTTAGAGACTATAAATGCTTTAAGTGAGCAAAATGAAGCATTAATGGATGAAATCCAAAGCTTGAAGTTTAAATTATCTTTATCTAATAATGAAATAAAACCAATAGAGCTATCACCTGATGATGAAGAGCGATATGCAAGAATAGCTGAAGGTGCTGAAGCTGCAATGAAACGATATAAACAATTCTTAAAAAAGGAGTTCCCACATGCCAAGTCCAAGCAAAGCAAAAGGCAATCGGTTTGAGAGAGAAATAGTAAATAAAGCAATCCAGTCTGGATTAACAGCAAAAAGAGCATGGGGGAGCAATGGTGCTGCTCTTGGTATGCATGAAGAAGTCGACCTAGTTATAGGAAAGGATCCTGAAATTAAAGTACAGGCTAAATGTAGAAAAAAACTTGCTTCATTCTTACAACCATCTGAACATGTAGATGCTGTTATATGCAAACAAGATAGGGGTGAAACATTGGTAATTCTAAGACTTGAAGATTGGTTAGAATATCAATTTATTACTAGAATGGTAGAGGAAAGATAAATGGGAGTTCAGCTATATTCTAGAAAAAGTTATAAAAATAAAGAAGAAAATAAATCTGATGAAATAAGACAGATTAACTATAAATTAGACTATATTATTAGTTTAATTAACTCTACACTCAGGAAGAGAGGGGGACAATAGTCTCCCTTTATTCCTATCCAAGCCTATCTAAAGCTTTCATTATAGCTCTAGCATCTGATGGAGATGTAGATTGCTTAATGTTTTTCTTTCTACCACGTTTAGGTTCTGAAAGGCCAAGCTTATTATCAGCCCATTTACGCCATTCTTTTTGTTCTTGACTAGCAAACAATCCAAGCTCTAACCATACAGCGTCTTTTAACCCAGCTTTATTCCATACTGGCAATGTATAAGCTGTAAATCTTGCTAATTGAGAATTAAACATTGATAGTGTTTTGTAAAGATCTTGTTGTTCATCTTTTTTATAAGCCTTTTTTAAAGATGCTTCATGAGCAAACTGCACCTCTTCATCTTGTAAAGCGCCCATATTAGTATGTGTCATCCATTCATAAAGACTTAACACAATGCCAACATTTGGACCTAAAAAATACGTTCCACCTTGTCCATATGTAGCTTGATCTAATTCTGCAAGTTGCTCTGGATCATTTCTATCTGTTGTAAGCCATTTATATGCAATATCTGCTGTATCTAAAACATCATTAGGTGCAAGTTTAGTAAAATTAGTTCTAGCTGCAAGTGTACCTGCAAACATCATGGCTTGCACAAAGGCAAATCTTAAAGGCCTCATAAATTCTTCACTTCTAAGATCTCCAGCTTTAAGAGAAATACCAGCTTCTTTCGCCCATTTATACATTAAATTAACCATATTAAACCGATAATGTGCAAATTGACCAAGTCCCATTTTTGCTAGACCTAAAGCTTTACTATCTTCACTAGTTGCTTTTATAGCCTTAGCTTTATTCCATTTTGCATACTCAAAATGCAAATCTAATGCAGAATTATAAGCCATTTGACCAGCTTGATTTTCTACCCAATTATCTATAACTTTTTGAGTTTCTGAGCCATATTTTGCTTGTAAATCATCATAGGTTATTTGATAGTTTTTACCTTTTTTTTCTTTAATCTTATTTATATCTTTTTTTAATATCTCTTGTGCCTTAAAGGTATTAGAAGTTGCCATTAAATTTTGATGTGCTAAAGAAAATCCAATTCTGAATGTTTTAGATCTATTCCAGTCTTCCACTATTTTATGAAGCTTGCCACCTAAAGCTGCAGCTTTTCCAGTTATTCTTGCCACTCTTTCAGCAGGTTTTTCTCCTCCCATTATAGCTAACTCTCCATTAGAATCTACATATAAAGTTTTATTTTTCATATGTGCTTCCTCTAATGCACCTCTACTAGCTTGACTTATATTTTCATCTTTACCGGTAAGAGCTTCCCAAGCATTTGACCTTCTTGTTGTTCCATCATACCATTGCAAACCAAATCTTTTTAACTGCCTATCTAACTTGGTTCGATTATTTTCTGCACCACCTGCCTGTTTATACCATCTTTGAGCCTGTCCTACAAAAGGAGCAGAAGCTCTCAATCCAAATTCCACCCATTCATATAATCTTTGTGTTGCATTTCTAGCTGCTGACCTTACATTCCCTCCCATTAATCTAAAATAAGTAAGAGAAGTCATAGCCCTCATCCACTCAGATACATTTTTATCTGCATTAGGATCTACATGCTGTATTTCGCTATAAACATCAAATAGTAATTGTTTCATATCTTCAGCTGTTTCTGCTAAATCATCTCTACCTTTCTCTTTAGCAGGCTTTAAATGTTCATTAGTAATAGCGTCAATAGCTTTCTTAAAAGTTCCTTTAACATGAGCTTTATAATTAAATACACCTACATCATTTGTATATTTCTTTAAAAAGAAATATGGGTCATTATCATAAATAGGATTTATAATTGGAGATCTATTTTTTGCTACATTAATAATTGATTCCCAGCTATCTAATTCTGTTTGTATTTTTTTATCTAATGATAGCTTATTGTCATGAATAGAGTTTTCTAATTTTTTAATAGTATCTAGCAATCCAAGGCTATATTGAGACATATAATGTTTTGAAAATTTAACATTTCCTTTATTTGAATATCTATCTCCAGACTTAAAGCCTAATTGTATAAAATCTGATTCTGATTGGAGATTTTTATAATCTGTTACTACACCATTCTCGTCTATAGTATGCTGAAATTCCATTGCCTTAATCAATCCATTAATACGTTCAACAGTCCCATCTACATATTGCAATCTCTTACCTTTGGCTAATTTTTTTATTTGCTGTAATCCTCTAATCATGCTAGTTACACCAGCTTTACGTATAAGATTATAATTTTGCAACATAGAATTAACTCTAGCCTTTTGAGCGTTATCTAAAAGATTACCATTTAAATCACGTAAAGTATCTATGTCTGCTCCTTGTAGAACAGTATTAATTAGCTCAAAAGCTTTCCCTGAGCCTGTATTATAAAATTTAATAAGCTCGCCTCTATTAGCACGTAACTTTAGACTTATCGCATCAATTTTCTTTTTATCTGTAGAGGATAACCATAGCTTCCTTAATTGTGTATATTCATCTTGAAGCTTTTTAAGACGCCTTTGTCCACCACTGCTTATACCTCTAATATCTGTATATTTGGAGCCCATAGCTAATGTGAAAGCTTGAAACTCTTTTAAAAAGTCATTTGTCTGCCTACTAGTTTCGTTAGTATAATCCCTATAGAATGACGTCTCATTTACTAATTCTTTTTCAAATCTCATTAATTCAGGGACATTCTGCATTGCAGCTCTAGGCAAATGCCATTTAGATGCAAAATAACCACGTGGATTAGCTATCTGCTGATTATAATAATGCAATCCAGCTTCAAATTTTCTTACATCTTTAAAGTTAACAGGAAATTCTGTTGGATTTAATTTCTTTTTTGTATACTTCTCCCATAACCATTCAAAAGTTTCAAAATTATTCCATTTAGCATCTTTTACATTATTAAACATATTATTATTCAAGCTAGTCCAATTATCAGCTAAAACTTGCATTCTTTTTTGAACTTCTTTTTTATCTTTAGACGACATCTCTTGTTCACGTTTACGCCTAAATGCATGTAATGCACATGTCCAAATACTCATTTATTAATCTCCTAATCCATAACAATCAAAAATATCTCTAACTCTAGCGCTAGCAGTCTCTCCTTGCCCACCACGTTCACCTAAATCTTTTCTAGAAATAGAATCTGCTTCATTAATTAACCGCTCTTTAACTCCAAAATCTCTAACTACTCCATCATCATCAGCTATCATTCTTCTATTAGCCCATTGTTCATGATAAGGAATATTCTTTTTAGCCATTTCTTGAGAAGCCTTATATAGTAATACAGGATCCACAATTCCATCGCCTTGAGCATATTTTACCATTACTTCAGCAGCTGTTCTTGTAATTTCATCTCCTGAGTTGACCTTATCATAAATATCTTGATTTAAATATTTATCTTTAGTCATATATCCATCTATACTAGCAGGCTCTGTATGCATTCTAGCTTTAACTAAATTAAAGTCAATATTAGGATTCTCTGTTTGTATTAAAGCTACAGTTTTTAATTGATTGATATCATCTAACATTTCTTTTGCAAATACAGGATCGCCTTTATGTTCTCCAGATTGAATCTTTGCTAATAAAGATAAAACATCCTTACTTAATGCATTTTCACTATACATATAATCATAGACTACATTTTTACTAGAATGAGTATTTAATGCACGGACAGATACAACTTTATCTGAAACATAAGGAGTTAACATTTGTAAGATTAAAGCTTTTCTATATGAAACATCTTCCGCAGTTTTTGGATTATTAAATAAAGCATCATATAAAACTCTTTCTTTTTCTAAAACAAAATCAACTATTCCTTCACGTTGTACACCAACTTTTTGAAGCCTCATTACTTCACTTACAATAGCATTATAATCTCTAGTAATGTATTCAAATTCTGATTTTTTAATTCTTCTTACATTGCCATCAGCCTCGATAATACTAGGCATACCAGAAAAAGCTTGAAATAAAACTCTTAATCCTTTTTGAACTTCACCATCCCCTATCTCAAACCTTCTTCCATTTTCAATAATTTTATCTGATAAGTTTATAAATCTATCATTCCTACTACCTACACTTATAACTTCTTTTATATTACCACCTTTATCAACAATGACAACAGGTTTAGTTTGATTATTTACATATCGAGACGGCTTATGCCCTCTATGTGGAATAGTTCTAGGCTGCTCTATAAAATTATCTTTAAACATATATGAAAGAGATTCTTCCATATCTGATCTAAGCCTTGAAACTCTTTCTAATCTTTGAGTTAAATTAGTTAATTCTTGACTATCATCTACATCTTTAACAAAGGCTTTTTTTCTTTCTATTTCTAATTTTAAATGGTTTTCTTGTCTTGCTAAATCATTTAATCGTATAATACCACCTTCATCTTTAACATAATGTTTTAATGCTGTGTTAAGTAATTGATTTCGCTTTTCTTGCAATGTTTTACCTACTATTTCATCACCATAGCCATCAGAAATATATTTCATTATCACTTTAGCTTCTGTGCTTTCACCACTCATCATTCCAGCTTGTTTTGTATGAGTACTTTTTTCATAAATTTCATGTAATCCTTTCATAGCTATATCAAAAGGATTTCTTGAACTAGTAAAATAATCAGCCATAGCTGTCAAGCCTGTAGAAATATCAACAGTAGGTTTAATACCAAAATTATCAAATTTATTCATAGCTTGGTGTAGCTCTACATATGCATCATGATAGTTACGTATAGTGGCTTTATTTTCTATTCCAGAACCGGGATCTTCATATATTCCTTTATTATATCTAAGATATCTATTAATAGGATTAATTAGTCTACGATTGATAGTTTCAACAATATCTCTATACTTAGGGGCAGTTAAATCTACATCCAACACCTTATTGTCACCCTTCGCTGTACCTTCAGTCCAAATTTCAAATATACCATCTTTCCCAAATAATACTTCTGTCTTTCTTAACTGAAGCTCATCTGCGTCTAACTTAGATGGTAATTTTTTATAAACATCAATAAATTTTGTAGCTAATCTAGTAATATTATCTACTGTATTAGCATATTGACTTGAATCTTTAAGCTTTACTGTTAAAGATTTATCCCTTCCTGTCACGTCTGCCATAGCGAATTTTAAAACTTCAGGATGATCTCTGAATATATTAGATAAATAAGTAACAGTTTGATGCATTTTAACAAATTGACCTCTAGCTTTATTTACTTCATGCAGTAATTGATCATTAGTAATGTCTGCACTTAATAGATCGGGAATGGATCTGGCAAAGCCTTCAACCTGCCTATCTGGAGAAAATAACTCATTAAGTTTACCTTCAACGCTTTCAGGAGTAATCTCTCCAGCTACCCTAGAAGCTTCTTTCCAAAACAAAGCTGGAGCTGCAACATAGTTAAATGATTTATCCATATCAAAATCAGCATCTTGAGGCTTAATAGCATCCATATGATTCATTCTACTAACATTACCAGCTGCCTCATCAACATGTGCTTGACCATCGACTATAGCCATTTTACTAATAACTATATCTCCTATCATATTTCTAGGTTGCCTGCTATTTAGCATTCCAATACTTAAACCTTCTTGCTGTAATACTAAAGCTGCATCTGCTAAGGTAGTATTTGCAGGAATTAAGCCCATTCCTTTATTGTGTAATTCTTCAGCTTTTTCAAATGCAACCTTATTAACACTATTCTTCTTAC